GATTGGTGCTGGTGGTCGTCGTTGTGGGTATGTAATGGGCCTGGTAGATCTAACAGGGAAGAAGTACTACGTCGATATTTCTGAGAATACATATCGGGACATAGTGGATGTCTATGTGGCAGCAGTTCGAGGTTACGAAGCAGTAGATCAACATACCCCTGCGCCAGTAGGGAAGGATCCAACGGGTTCTCCCGAAGAGATAGAGCGCATGAAGTCTGTGCTCGAGCAAACTACCTCTACCGATGCCATGAGGAAGCTCGGCTTCATATCTGATGATGGCGTTGCGCAGTCCAGGACTGTTGATCCTGTTGATGACATACTCGCAATGGCGTCTGACGAGAGTGATGACTACGAAGATCCGGGAGAGGAGAGCTTTCAGGAAGGTGTGGAGGGTTTGTGATGGTGGGCGTGTGGGGTTTCTCTTGCTCCGATCTTCAGTGCAGGGCTGTGTACTCCGTAGACTATGCAGAGAGTGATACCGCAGTTCTCGAAAGTCTAGCCACGGATGGTACATGCCTTCACTGCGGAGCTGATCTAAAGATCATGCTGGCTCCTCCTAAAGAAGGAGTGCAGTTCGAGAGGTTCCAGATTCAGGAGTATTGGAGAAGGCTTCACGGACTAGGTTCTGCCGACGAAAGAGTGATCGGCTGTACCAAAATCAAGCACCTTCTTACAAGTCAGAGAGTCATTGGTGCAGAGCTCGAGGAGTCACATACAGGAAGATGTGTGATCAAGAGCCTCACCACGGAAAACGGATGCGTTCTACACTTCGCCGTAGGATTCGGTGAAGCTGTGATCTACAAAGTTACGGAGGAAAGACAATGCCAGGAAGAGTAGTGAACTATGAGAACGACTATGACGAGAGAGTAACGCCGAAGACGCTGCATGGCATCAAGGAAGTGAAGTTGCTGCTCATCCAGTGCTCCAATGCTGACGGGCGTACGCAAGTTCTCCTCGGGCTCGAGGTCGAGCCCGGTGATGTCAGAACCTTCCCTGAGAAGAGTTGGGAGAGCTTGGGGCGTCCAAGCGAGTGGCTCATGGCGCAGATCAATGAGCAGTTCTACGGAAGGAAACCGGCTGCCACAGATAGGCAACCAGCCAAGAAAGCAACTACGGTGCCTGTTTCGGTCAAGATGGACAACGCAGTATAGGAGGAACAGATGATCAGGCCAATGGGTGACTGGATATTGGTGAAGCCAAATCCAGATGAGTCGAGTACTGAGGAAGGGATCATCATTCCAGGAGAGGCACGACGGACGGCTGTGAAGACCGGTGTGGTCAAAGCAGTTGGACCTGGGAGGATCAACGAGAAAGGGAACAGGGTGCCCCCAGATGTGAATGTTGGTGACACTGTTTCCTACATCTTTGCCTTGGAGAAGAGTAGGACTGGGGAATGTATGAAGATGTCGCTTGGAACCGACGAGTTCATGCTTAGGGAAGCCGATGTCCTCACAGTCACCAGTGAGTAAGAATGTCCGGTTGAGCTGCCGTATGGATAGGGGGCTGATGCTTTGGATTCAGATGTACGCAAGGCAGCACGGTACTACTGTTACTCAGATCATAAAGGCCCACTTTCAAGATCTGAGAGAGCAGCACTCAGTGTTGAAGCGTAGAGAGGTAGATCAGATCTAATGCCCGCGAGCTACGAGGAAGCAAAACATAGCTTCGATATTCATACTGGAGCTACGCAAGATGACATTGCTGACATGCTTCGTGCGCTTCTCAGTACCAAGGCTGTGGTCAGAAAAGTAGTCATCGAGGTAACTCCAGGACAAGGGCGTCAGGGAAAGATGACAGTAGATATGCTGACGCCGAAGATAGGACCCCCTGATGGTGAAATACTGGAACCTGATCCAGAGAACCTATGGCAGATGATGAGCAGAATCCCACTCACGACACCTGATCTCAAGAAGGTGAAGATGCGTGTACCCGCTGTGATGCGTTCTGTTGCGTTGATCATGCAGGCTGCTCTGTCCGCGGAATCAGAAGCTAGGATACCTGTTGGATGGATGATCAACGAAGATACTACCATATTCATGAAATGGCTTGGTTTACGGCTTTCAATCATGCCGTCCGTATACATGAACCTTCCTCTGCTACGTGTACCGTTCGTGGAGAAAGATCGCCTAGTACTTCTTTGTGCAAGAAGCAGGAAGATGGATCCAGTACGCAGCGAACGCGGTTTGGTTCTGCAGATGGAGGCTTGAAATGGTAAGGAAGATAATCTGCTCAATCTATGAAGATCGGCCAGAAATGTGCAAGAGCTACCCACAAACAGATGGGCGTTACGTACCCCCATCCTGCGGGTTCTTCTTTCCGGGTGACGGTACTCGTCACGGAGAGTGTGATCCTGAATGTGAGGCCGCCTGCTGTCGCCTTACTAGACAGGATGGTGAACCGTTGGGGTACCCACTAGAGGACTATCTTGGTGGCCTTCCATGCAAGCACCTTGCTTTGATCGAGGGAGAAGATGACGAGAAAGCGAAGGAAGGATAGTTCGGTATTGGATGAGGCGATTGCCGACGATCTGAAAGTTGCGCTATCTAGCTTCAGTTTCATCGAAGTCCTGGATCAAAGCATGACAACTGGTAGGGCGCGCATTCTTATGCGTGTGCACGATGACTCATCTTGGTTGCCAGTACTGAAGCTGATTCTGCGTGAGGAAAGACGGCAGACGGAGGATCGTTGGTCCATTCACGTATGCAGGCAGTTCATGCTACGCCCTGACAACGACGATGTACTGGCGTTTGCCTGGAACTTCATCCTACGCAGCAGTAACCTCAAAGGAGCCATAGCAGACATTTGTCGTGTGATCGACGTAGCTAAGAATGCGATCACATTTGAAAGTGGTTCTCAGCACCGTCGTAGCGCTCCAACTATCAGAGGTAAGAAGCCGAGAATGCAGACCAAGGCCCAACCTAACCGCAACATGGTCGGTGACATCATGGAATATCCGCTCATGGCAAATCCAAACAGAAATTTGCCTGAAGTACCTCTCTTTTCAAAAGAGAGGGGCAAGCAGAAGGGTGCCCATTTGATCGGAGGGTGAGATGAGCTTCTTTGGGCCTAAGCAACAACAGCTCCTAGATGCAGCAAGGACTGCTAGGATCGATCCAGCTCAGCTTCTTCCTTACGAGTCGAAGCTACTAGCAGAAGCTGGAGCTACGCTAGAGGACATCACTAGACCGCTTACGGCAGACGAACGGGCTGCAGTAGAATCGAAGCGGCAGGCAATCAAGTCGCTACTTACAGAGGACACAACACTCAGGGCAAAATTCAAGATCGAGATTATGTGCGGGTCTGATAGATCCGTGGATAAACCTTTTCGCGGATCTATTGTAGTCTTCAGAAGCGGAACTGCATTGCACGGTGGAGGAGATGAGGTAGTGTATCCATGTGTTGATCCACTATGTCCTGGATTCATTCCACCAGAGCTGATCATGACAGCAGTAGGTAAGGCTGGTTGCCCAAAGTGTCAGCGTGTATGGGATCAAAGTAAGCTCAGGGAGATGTTCCTGGCTGTACTCCCAGCACAGAAGTGGGCATTCGTTCTATCTAGATTCTTCGTTCGTCTTGGACACGACGCTGATCTCTATCTCAAGAGCGCCCCCATAGACATCAGAAAGAATACGATGTCGGAGAAAGAGAAGGATCAGGGAGGGATGCAATTGGCAGTTGCGCGAACTAGGAGACAACCGGTAATCTACCCACTGGATAGGATCTACAAAGATCTTAGCAATGGAGCGAACCTGGAGCAGCGCTTCAGAGCCTTCGTGACGGCATAGCGATGACTACACTCAGTGAAATGATAGATCGCCTCAATACGCTTCGAGCTAAGATTCACCTGATAGAGTCATTGAAGAGCATGATCAGTGACGAAACCTTCGAGAAGGAAACGAGGGCTTCAGGTGAGGCGATAGACGATCTGCTTATCGATGTTGATAGTGCTCTTCTAGCGCCAGTGCTCGAAGAGATCGAAATGTTGGAAGGTATGGAGATCCAGAATGGGAAAGTCGAAAAAGAATCCCCCAAGAAAAGGAAACGTAAGAGTGGCTGATGTTACCAAGCGTATTGTTGATGCAACTGCTATTCGAGTATCAGAAGCGCTTGCTCATATGGACAAGAAGCTGATCGGATTCGTACAAGCATTCCAGCAGAACCTGAACCAGCTCTACATGAATCAGAAGTCCATCGGCGACATGAGCTACACGAACAACGTCCATGCTGCTGTTCTACGCGAAGTGATGTACGATAAGGGTCTGCTCACGAAGGAAGAATATGAAGCTGGAATCGAGAAGGAACTGGCCGTTCGGGAAGCGATCCAAAAGAAGCAGGCAGAGGAGGCTGAACAGCTTGCTGAGGAGCTAAGAAAGAAGCAGGCGGAAGAAGCTGCTGCACGAATTGCAGCAGAAGCACCTGCTCCTTCAGAGGAAGTGTTCGATCCACAAGTATTCGGTGGGGATTTCAAGGAGGAAGCTATTGGGCAAGCTGTACAAGGAGAATAGGGACACGTCGAAGATCGTATGTCCTCACTGCAAGAGCGAGATGGCCACCAAGAAAGTGGTGAACGGTGTTTCCGTTCTCTTCTGCATGAAGTGCAGGACGCAGTTCAAGACAACTCCGATCTAGGAAAGTCTCGCATCGAATGCCTCGTTAGAGGACTTGTCAGGATGCCACTCAAGAAAGATCGGATGCTGGAGGGCGTTGGTATCATCTCCTTCGGCTATGAAGGTGCGAGACTCGTACTTGATCCTAGCAACTCCAGCAATGCCACGATTGTTGGCCGCTCTACGAAGGACGTACCTACGTTGATCTTCGGTGAACCCGGATCCACAATTGCAGATGTAGTGCATTGCTCCTTCGGGTCCGAATTGGTAGAGAGCCACAACACCCGGAAGATCCTTCAACCTACCTTTTCCGTAGCGACCACCGGGCTTGCCGCCGCTCCAGGTCATATCGGGATCAAACACTACGATGAAGTCTCCTTCCAGGATTGGTTTCCATTTCCAAGCTTCAGGTCGATCTTCACGTCCTCGAAAGTTGACGACAGCATCCCCGAAGATGGCCTCAGCGTCGTAGATCACCAGACCCTCGAGGCTCTCATCGCGAACAGTGATCATCAGTTCATCGAGAGGATTGTCGGAGGATACTGTAGTGAGTGTTTCCATGACCTGAAGGTATTGGAACTTCCTGCTACCGATCTTCCTGTACATGAAGTCGATCCATTCTCCTACTGGAAGCTCTGCCATGATCTGCTTTCCAGCCCAGTAAGGAATTCCAAGAACGATAGCTGTTGGTCTGCGGAATGGGTCGTCTTGGAGAAGAACAGCTCTCTCTGGAAGACTCCTATCGAGAGTCTGCATCAGTCTCCTGTTGTCCATTCCGTTCTCCACGACGACAAGCTCTGTGAGAAGAATGGTCTTGGGCGGAAACTTGGCATTCGCGATCTCACGAGCGAGGTATGGATAGTTTGCCGTGCAAAGATCCATTCTCCTCGTGAAGATATGAACGTGATCGTCGTCGATGAAGATGGGATGCATCATCCCGTCTCTTTTGATCGTGAAGATAGCCCTATCAGAATCGATAACCTCTTGCAGGCGGGCCATCTCCTTGCTTCCTTCTTCCGGCTGGTGACGACACTTCATGAATCGAAGATTCTTGGCGGGGTTGGAGAAGTTGATCTCGTCATCCCTAGTGGATCTCAGAACCTCTCCAGTATTGGGGTCGACTTCTTGGTAGCCGAGTCGTTCGATCTTGTCCCTGATGTGACGATCGGCAACGAGTATAGCCTGCGTCTTGGCGTCCTTGTACCCCTTCGTTCCAAACTTGCCGACAGGTCCGGGTCGATCATGAGTCTGCTTCATCTTCCCTCCGGCGATGCCGGATTCCATGAAAACTACCTCACCGTCGACACCGATCCTCCATTCGAGCGGGTTGATCTTACCACTTTGCCTGAACACTCTCACTTCAATCACCTCCTAACATCCGCTAGACCGATGCTCTTATAACAGGTTTGAGGAGATCATAAGATGAGCGAACCAAAGATCAAAGTGCTTGTTGAGAACGTAGATGGCCTGACCAGACGTCAGGTAGTAGACGAAGTAGTAGAGCGTGAGCTGAACGAGTTCAATAGTTGGTTTACCGAAACGTTCAGAGGTGCAGCGCCAATGGCTAGCTTCGAGAAAGCTATGGTGAAGAGCTACGTGATGTGGAAGATCAAAGATCAGATTGAGGCGATCAAGAGCTAATAAATTCTGGGCGCAGCCCGCGTGTGCGTTGCGTCTTGACGTTTCAGCTGCCCGAGGTTCCTCACAATACTTATACCGATCTAATGGAGAAACCTACGGAGGCTCTCCACGCGTTCATCGGGCCTTCCTTCGGGCTTTCGCCCTTTGCTCCCTCTTTTTCCTTCTTTCCTCCTCCTTCTTTCTTCTCTCGAGTTCCCCCTTGAGCGCCATGATGACGCTCGCGAGGGTCCCTTGTACGGCGGCATTCTTCTTGTTGGCGGTCTTCGCCGCCGCCTTGAACAGAGCGGCCATCTTCTTCTGCGCCTCTAGCGACTTCGATCGTTCTTCTTGTCGGGCGCTTCTCACCTGGTACTCGCTGTCTGCGTCACAGACATCGAGCACCATCTCCAATGCCGCTCCCGCAGCTATGATCGGGCCGCCAAGCCCGTCAGCGGCGAACTGCCCCAGTGATTCGAGGCAGAAGTATAGTGGGTTTGCCATCTATACTTCCTCCTTTCTATTGATCTTATATACATGATGAGACAGCAATTTCTGCTCTAATGTGGTAACTTCACGTAAGAAGAGCGGAGAGTAGTCCCCATGATGAGTTCGCAGCAGATCGCAGCGATGGCATCGCAGCAACAAGCGATGTTTGGAAACTTCCAATCGTATGCAGCGCAGATCACTCCTGCTTATGGAGCTGGTCCTGGAATGGGGGCTTTGAGACCTCCTGTCATGGGCGGCTATCACACTGGATCCCCACCAATGATGCCCCCACCCCCACCTCCAATGCCCGGTCTCAACATGGGTTACGGGGGCGGAATGATGCAGATGGCCACAATGATGCCGTATGCGTCTCCGCAGATGGGAATGCAGCAGGTGATGGGGGAGCAACTTGCCGGATCTTTTACGGGCGGATTATCCACTGTGGGGTCGGGTCTCGCTCGTATTGGCGGATACGGTGCTCTCGGAGCTGCTGGCCTGAGCATGCTCGGTATGGGCGGAATGGGTATGGCAGCTCTTGGCGGCCTACCTGGAATGGCAGTTGTGGGCGGCCTAGAAGCAGGGGCCTACGGCCTCAGTCAGATGCATGCCGGCTTCCAAGAACGACAGAATGTGAACAGAGTTCTTCGCCAACGCTTTGGCGGAATGATGGGGATCGGCGGTGGTCGTGGTGGGATGGGGTTCAATACCCAGGAGATGGGTCAAGTTTCTTCGATGGTTCGTGGCATGGCAGATCAAGACATGTACACGAGCTTTGATGAGCTGACGCGGTTGATGGATCGTACAGCGCAGATGGGGTTGTACAGAGGAGTACAAGGAGCGCGGCAGTTCCAGACCAGGTTCAAGGAGACAGTTGCTTCGCTGACAGAGATCGCGAAGACAATGCATACCTCCCTCGAAGGCGCCACTCAGTTCTTCGAGCAGGCCAGAGGACAGGGCTTCTTCTCTGGAAGAGACATCACAGCGACGTTGACGCAGACCAGGATGGCTGCAGGAGCCTCTGGTATGTCCATGGATCAGATGATGTCTATCAGAAACCAGGGTACCCAGATGGGACGCATGATGGGTATGCGTGGCCGAACTGGAGCTGGAGCCATGATGCAGATGGCTACCAACATCGGGGTTGGTATGCAGACCGGTGCCATCAGCGATGAATTGATCTCAGAGGCTACTGGCGGATTGATGGGTGCCGAAGGCGCGCAAGCTGCTGCCGGTATGATGATGCAGTCAAACGCTAGATGGCTACGAAGAGGTGCCGGCCGTGTGATGTTGGCAGGACTTTGGGATCCAGCAACGGGTGGAATCAACAGAGAACGTCTAGCTCAGGTAATGTCCGGGGGAATGAGCTTCCAGGACGTTCGAGCTATGGGTCGTGCGAACATATCCGGAACTGGTGGTAGGAGATCAGAGTTCTTTGCTAACGAAGAGCGACTTGGAGGTATGCTTCAGGAAGCGGGAGGTGGGGCGATTCAATTTGGAATGCTAGAGGAGCATATCAGAGCTCGTCGTGGAGTTACCTCAGACGATCCTATCGGTGAGCGATTCATTCGTAGACAGACTGGCTGGTCTCAAGCCGAGTTCGAGCTTCAGCGTGCAGCGTACAGAAACCTTCCCAGGATCCTCGAAGATAGATCTATGAGAGAGGCGCAGCAGAATGAAACAGCTATGCGTACTCGATCCATGGAGGGGAGGGGTGTTGCTGGAGCGCAGAGGCGTATACAGCATTGGTGGCAGACAGAGGTTACAAGTCCGATCAGGCAGATGGGTGATGACCTTGTAACTTCGTTCACAACGAAGGTTGATGAGATCTTCAATCAGATGGAAGGAAACGTGAAGCTCACTATTTCTGAGCGTACTCAGGGTCTATTGACTGAGTATGCTAGAACAGGTGAACTCGGCAAAGATCTTATGTCCTTCAAGCGCTATCAGGAACTTAGTCGGAAGCTAAGAACTACTAGTGATGAGGGTGGGTTTTGGGGAGGTGTTGGTCGGTCATTGGGTATGCGTCCTGGAACAATTGATGAGAGATTCAACGACATTGGAGGGTATCTATATAGTCGAGCCGGTAAGGGTCTAGACATTGGCGCCAAACTAACACAGAAACAGAAGGAAGATTTCATCAATAAGTATTACGAAGAATCGAACATGAGCGCATCTGAACTTGGATTTACTAGCGATCAAATACAGAAGCTTAGTGGGCGTGCAAGTCAGATACTGACGTCTAAGATCGGAACAGGAGCCAGACTTCAGGAGTTCCGAGAACAACTTAGTAGATTTCCTCTTATGTCAGGTGAGGAGAAAGATCTTTTCTTCCAGACCAGACTTGATATGTACCAAAGCGGCGACCAAGATATCAAAAAGTTCTTCGCTAAGTTGAGTGGTAGTAGGGCGAAACAGTATGCTGGACTAGCTCAACTAGAACGTGGATTTGGTAAGGGCATTGAGATGCCCGTTGATGCGATGGGGGGTGTCAAATCCTATGAGACACTACGAACACAACTAAAGAGCGCAGCTGATAACGAAAAGTCTGTAATGAATCGACTAGCTGCTAAGCTTTTGGGTGGTGGATACGGTACTGAGTGGGCTTATCAAACTACAACTGAAAGGAAAGAGGGTACTGGGTGGTGGGGTACTAGTTTCATGGGAGAGTCTAAAGAGATAACGAAAAAGATTGCAGGAAAAAAGCTACTCGATGAAATAAGAATGCGAGAAAATACGGGATTTATGGACCAGGATTCTAGCCTCGAAAGTAAAAGTAGCGCCCTAAGAAGATATGCCGTATCAATTACAGGTTTGATGTCCGATGAGGGTACAAGAGATCTACTTATAAGAGCATCGAGGCCTGGCGGTGATCCTGCGGCACTAAAAAGGCTGCAGGAACTATCGAGGATGGACGAAAAACAGGCAAAAGATTTTGGTGTCAGCGATGTCGAGGCACTAGGCAAGCTCACTCAGAGAATCGCCAATGACGATACAAAGGTCAAGAACGATATATCAAGTCTAGCCGAGTCCTCAAATCTACGAGATATGATAGCCGTATCTCAGCGAGTAAAAGAATCAGGTGCGGCTCTGGATAAGTCGCTGCGGAACAACAGAGCTATTGTAGAGGCTGCGGACAAAGTATCACCAGAGACAATGAAATCGCTACAAGCTATCGCGGCTGCTGAATCTTCTGGTAACTGGGAAGCTGCTAATGAGCTTCGTAGTAAGTTCTATTCTGACTACATTGGAAAGCCTGGATCCGAATACCTAGCTGCAGCTCTACGGGCAGATCCTACTGGTGGATCTGTCAATTTGGGTGTTGGTATGCAGCGAGCTCTTCGTATACAAGGTGAGCTTACCGGGAAAAGGGGTACTGAGCTGGGTATTAGGGAGATGCTTAGCTCTGTTGGTCTAGACGAGAAGGCGTTTGGTGGTAAGGAGTTTGAGGCACTAGGTCGTAATCAGAAGCAGCGTATGAAAAAGCTGACTGGTATGATCACCAGTAAAGAGGGGATAACATCAGAACAGTTGACGACCTATCTTGGTGGAACAGCGGGAGACAAAAGTGCGATTGATGCGATTGCCGGTATGGGTGCTGGTACATTCAAAGATAGAACATCATCCTGGCTAGAAAGCGGAAAAGACGGCTGGGATGCTAAAGAAGCCGCAGCATTGGCAGTAAGCTCAGGTGCAGAGGAGGCCCAACAGGGATCAATGGGGGGTACGCAAACTAGAAGTAGCCTTGCTGAAAAGCAATACGATATTCTCAAGAAGATGTTCGACTTTCAAGTAGTTCAATCGACGAAGGACGCTGGACTGATCAAGGAACAGACTGATAATCTCATAGCTGCCATGGGATTGCAGTCGAAGACTACGGCCCCTGCTGGTGAGGGAACCTCTGAACAAATTCCAGGAGATTATGCGGGGTAGATCATGACGGTATACGGCGAATTTGGTTGGACTGCTTCTCCGACCGTTCAATCAATGGACGGTCCTGATTCTGACTACAGGCGCGAGAAGACCATCACGAAGATGGTGGGTGGTAAGAAGGTAACACTGATCTTACGCGACACCATTGTTCCAGAAGATCCGTACTTGAACATGGTGTGGGCGGCAGCCTTCGTCTACACGGAGAATAGCGGTCCTAGTAATAGATTTCCGGTCACTCCAACAACCAGATCGATCAAAGATGCTTTGATCAAAACGAATCTAGTGATCTAGGGGTACAACAATGGCTGTGTTTATCGAGGCTAGGACCGAACCATTCGCTGCAAGGCGCGAAGAGATGGCTAGTGGTATCCGTGATCACGGAAGATCACATCCATACGTGCGTAGACCAACGCGAGGGTATCAGCTCAAGGAAGATGTCTTTGCGGTGATCAGGATCATGGGACCGGATGGTCGGTTCATGCCAGTGATAGACGCTGCTGGTGAGGAGTATTCTGTCGAGACCAATAGTGGCATGACAACGTCCTACTCGAACTTCTTCATTCAGTCTGTCTCTGAGCAGCGACAGGAGAAGCAGCAGATCGTAGAGACGTTTGGTGATTCCTGGATCTTCTTCTTTGGTGAGGCGCCACGTCTTCTCCAAGTAGGCGGTTACCTTCTGAACACGGCCGACTTCAACTGGAGAGCAGAGTTCTGGGAGAACTATGAGCGGTACTTCAGAGGGACCAGACTTGTCGAGCTAGGGGCGCGTCTATACTTGATGTACGACGATATCATAGTTGAGGGGTACTTGATCAATGCCGCTGCACAGGAGTCCGCAGCACCAGCACCGGCAGTGCTCCAGTTCAACTTTCAGATGTTTGTCACTGGTTACACTAACGTTTCTAGGATAGGTGATCCTAACTTTCCTGCTCCAACAAACTTGGACTACGCGCAGCTTTCTAGTTACGATCAGGCTATTCAGAGTTGGCAGAGGAATAGGAACCTACAACGCAATATCGCCGGTGAGACCATCAACGCAGCTAACAGAAGAGCGTACCAGCTAGGAGTTGGCGCACTGCTGGCGGACTCCCTTCGTGCGAACATGGTTGATGCCGGTGATCCATCCATCTCAGCGTTTGTTGCCAGAGCTTACATGGCGACCAGAGCCGTGGCCACACTGGCTCAGCTAGCTAGCAGTCCAGATTCAGTGACCAATGCATCTGTAAATCCTTACGAGGGAGTGAGCATGCAGGGGCCGATGCGTCAGCAGTTCACGCACAACATTGATGAGTACGTCAGCTCAGGAGAGGAGTCACGCTACGCCAATAGGCATTTTGCATATGAGCTGTCTATGGCTGAACGTTGGCAAGAGATGGATAGTCAGATGGATGCCGGTCTAGATGGGATGACATCAGGCGGATCGGACGCCGGAGGATCAGAGTTCTGGGATGTGATGGGGCGTGCAGGTAGAACACAGCAGCAGATCATTGAGAGTGGTGGAGATAGACTCGTATCCCAGAACATCAACCGTGGTATGTTTATCGGCGCCGCTAGTCGCAGTGGTAACCAAGCGGCTCTAGCCAGATCAATACCGTTCGGGATGATGGTCATGCCAGGGGAGATGCTGTAGATGCCAACAGCCCAACATCTGAGACTTCGGTGCTTCTTGGAAGGAATAGAGGTTCCAATTGTCTCCGCCTCACTCTCGATCCAACCGGATTCGCCGGCGCAATGTCAGATCCAAATTCCAGCTACTGATCGAGCCCATGATCTTCTGCCACGAACGCTTGTACACGTTTTCTACTATGACTATCACGACGGTCCTGGGGATACGTTCAGCGTCCGAGTTGGCAACGAAGATCAGGTTCTAGCTGCTAGACGTCTAGCAGAGATGTTGAACGAATCAGAGAATGCCGGCAGTGTTCAGTCCGACACCCAGACGGGTGATACTACTACGTCCGGATCGGTAGCAACTAGAACGACATTCGCGGAAGATCTACCTGGTCTCACAGGCGTTAGTCTTGACCCAGAAGGCGCACAGTTGCCATCTGAGGGTGCACCATCAACTGCAGTAGCAAGAGTTGAGTCGTCTCAGATAAGACAGAATGAAAGTGATGATCCACTACGTGATGAGCAGGTGAACGATCAGAACTGGAGACTGTTCTTCTGCGGAGAGGTAATCGGATACCAATTTGTGAAGAACTACAACAATCGCGGGATCATCCTAGATTGTATGGACCTATCGCTCTATTGGGATACCTGCTACCAGTACAAGGTCAATGTAGCCTCGCTCACCGGCAATGCCATGGCCAACTTTGTTGGTGCAGGAACGTCGCTGTGGGATGTGTTCTTCCAGAGTGCAACAAGCTCTCTAGTGGATATCGTTACCCGTAGATCATATAGTAGACCCGATCTTACTGGACTGCTCTCCGGCATCGTTCACCTACTCGAACGAGTAGGTGGTGTCTACACTTCCCCAGGACGAAGCTTTCGTGGAGTGAACGACTTCTTCTCGATCGCAGAGCTGCGACTACACCTAGTTGATATGATCTGTGCATCAGAGAATGACAATTCCTCCAGACAGGTATTCGCACGCAGAGCGTACAATGCGTGGACACGTAGAGAGGGTGGGCAGCTGGGAGAGATTGCTAGCTTCAGGGAGATACTCAATCTGGTCAACAGGTACATCTTTCACAGCGTGATACCGTGTCCAATAGCGAAGTATGAGCCACCAGATCAAATAGCCACATCCAGATCAGTTCGCTACAACATCATGGACACTCCAGCCGGTAGAAGGGCTCTGGATCTTGCTAGGCAGATACAAGCTAGAGCTAATGCTCAAAGAGATTGTTGGGCTGAACACGTAGCTAGTGGACTTTCTCTTCCTAGTGATCTAGTGCCAACAGCTCGTAGCGAATACGTAGGTATTGCGAGTGCATTAGAGCACAGTTTGATCCCATCACTCAATCAGCTAGGAGCTAGGAATGCGGCAGTAAAGGCCGTTGTGGCAAGACAAAAAGCCGATAGCATTTCAGCGTATATCAATTTTGCGGAAAGAGTGATCGATGTTACCGTACTAGCCGCAACATCTGAGGAAGCAGCTAGCGCTATGGATGAATGCGTAAGCGCAATGACCGGGCTACCTCCTCGATCTAGAAATGTTAGTAGCACAAGGAGAGTGTCTGCTAGGCTGAATTCGCAGATCATGCGCCCGGACATCTTCATGGTAGCCCCACCACGCTGTAACGTGATCTTTCCCGAGTTGTACAGCAGCATGCAGTTCTCTAGGCAGTTTCTCCGTGAGGTGACCAGGATGCGTCTCACGGTATCCGATGAGATCTTCGGCCCGGACATGTTGCTGGACAACTGGTACTACGCTCCAGATGTCGAGGTACTTGGTGAAAGAGTTCGTCAGGGAACTACAGATGCCGGAGGCGTAGCAGAGGGAGCTACTCTACAGCGTGCAGCGTACAGCTGCCGCCTAATGGATCACGAGCTGTTCACTGGTGTCGTTCCTGTGTTCGAGCGAATGAACGAAGTGAACATGTACGCTGCTCGAGCTCAGATGGTGACAAGGCGTGGGGCAGTAGTGCCCTATGCAATGCGTGCAGCGCACTTCCAGTTCTTCAAGAACCGTATGGCACCTAGGTCCATGTCGGTAAGCGGGAAGTTCAATCCGTACATAGCTCCTGGATTCCCAGCTACTGTGATCGATAGGTACATGACCAAGGAGGGAATAGAGATGGCCAACCTACGTGGCATCGATCTCCTCGGTCAATCACTCACGCGAGGTTGGGCACGAGTTATCGAGGATCGAACAGAGTACGATCGTAATGTCGGCAATGCTGAGTTCTCTCCCATGGATGTGTGGAGCGCACTCAGGAACACGGTACCAGTTCAGTTCACGGGACTCTTGATGTCAGTTCAGCACAACGTGTCGCAGGGCTCGGCAGGTACCTCCTATACTCTTTCCACAGCTAGAACGCACAGAGATCGGGATGAGCTGCTTGGTTCCAACGTTATGCAGGTTTCGCGTAGGCAGCCTGCGCAATCTACCAGGACCAGCTTCGTTGCCGCGTTGGAAGGAGACCCACCACAAGTAGGACAACTTGGCCCCTACTACGGTCTCATCACAAATGTGATGTCCGTGAGTCGTACTGGAAGCTTTCTTCTTTTCGGTACGTTCGGAGGTGGAAGGCCGCGAAGAGAAGTTGTCCGAGTTCCCGTTGGTGTTACTCAATCGGCTAGAAGTTACGGCCCAGAAGTCGTTGGTATGGTGGGCAGCCGCGAGGCAGAGGTCACGTTCCGCGCGTATCAGATCACTGAAGAAGTAGATCGTTGGCGAGGTCAGCGTGTAGAAGTTCCAATGGAGGACTTCCTTCGACCACCTTGGATGAGCGATGTTTGGGCCAGCGATAGGATTGGTGGAGTATACCAGCAGTTCTTCGGAACAGGTGCTATTACTGATCCAATGATCATTGATACGGGTACCGCTCGAGCTACCTACACAGAAGATTACGACGAGACGCATAGTGAGGCTGGAGCACGGAACCAAACGGTGCAGGATCCTATCAGGGCTGATGGTACTACGAACCAGACTGCTGACCTCGACATCACCATTGAAAGAGCCATTGATCTATTGGTGAAGTCGTACAGCGAGATCAGGCAAGCCGGTCTAGACGTTCACGAATTCATTAGGGCGTATACGTGGCGGCCGGTAGCGACCATCGATGACATGCTGGGAACTAGAGATCTGGAAATGGATCCTGCCACTGGTCGTGTGCTCCGTGGAGTAGAGGGGTTTCATAGTAGAGCGTTCGGTCGTGGAGAAACTGGAAGCAATCTGCGCAACCTGGTTCCAGAAAACATGGCAGGTACGAACGCTTCTGAACAGGAAGAAGACCGATACCATATCGCTGCTCGTCTCTTGGGTATTGGTACTGGAGCTAACCAAGATCGTCGTAATCTGTTGACCAGGCTCGACAAGCGGTCTGATAAGAGTGAAGCGGTCCTGGCCTACGTTCAAGAGCTATGGGACAGTCGTGGACAGCTTGGTTGAGCCGAGATGGGGCGGTATCATAGGTTCGATGGACGACTTGAAGAAACAGGCGGTTGGCTACAGAAGTGGCGGTTTCATGCAGGTGCGAAGAGGAACCAGACCACTTCACGTCGAAACCCTCCTACGTCGTAAGACTCCAGAGTCAGCGGCCAACATCTTCGAGCCGGCCAGGCCAACGACAACAGACAAGACCTTCGAGCAGTCTCTTGCGGCCACAGCTGGTGAGGAGTTCCAGCCAGCAGAGGCTGAAGAGAAGGTAGCTTCGATCAGTGAGCGTGAGTTCCTTGCGAAGGTCAAGAACGAGGCAGCCAAAGAAGGATTCGACATCTTTGCGGTAGCCGGTCGACCCGATCAGAATACAGGTGCATCCATATACAGTCGTAAGGGGCCAAAGGACACTTCTGCTGCGTGGAATGCGCGAAAGGCGCACATGGAGTGGGAGAAGTCACAGGGAATGGATCCAGCACACGACTGGTCGAAAACTGCGGAGCTGCGCAGAGACAAGACCACAGAGAAGCCTACTCAAGTTGATCCGAAGGTTGTCGAGTCGGTAAAGATCAAGCAACTCGGTACCGAGAATGGAAAGAAGGTCTTTCTGGTAAATGGTGCCGATATACGAAACAAGATCGATACAGACTTCGCTCTTGGTGGTAACTCTGCGAGGTATAGCTACGTCCCAGAAGGTGAGCTGTGGGTAGAGCAGACAGGTTCAACAGTAGATAGTGACGAGAAGCATACGATCAAGCATGAGGATCGTGAAGAGAATCTCATGCGTAGAGGTATGAACTACAACCAGGCCCATGGAGAGGCTACAAAGGTTGAGACTGTTGAACGCAGAAAGCAGGCTTCCGCAGGAGAGTTCGTAGGAAGACTGGCGCCGCTAGTAGATGATGCGGCGATCCTGGCATGGAGAGCCTATCAGAATAAGCAGGGAAAGAAGCAGGAGATCCAGGAACCAAAAGTCGGTGAGGTGAAGAAGTCTTCTCTGATCACTGATCTAGAGAAGGAAGCAGCTAAGGAAACAAAGCTGAAGACAGAGCTTCAACCTTATCAGCAACGGGTAATAGATCGACTAAGGAACCAATCTGGTCTAGTAGTGGCCCATGGACTTGGATCTGGAAAGACTCTCTCCTCCATCGCTGCTGCTACAGAGCTAGCTCCTGGAGAAGCTGCTGCACTAGTACCAGCAGCTCTGCAGGAAAACTATCTCAAGGAGATCGCAAAGCATACAGAAGGCGCTTCTCCGGTCAGTGTTGGCAGTCTTCAAAATGCGGTAGTGAAGAAGAACATACCGTCAGCCCCATTGCTGATCGTAGACGAAGCGCATAGGCTCAGGAATCCGGCAGCAGAAGGCTACCAGTTGATCAGAGACGCTAAGACTGGTAAGCGGATGCTTCTTACTGGATCGCCGGTGTACAACAAGCCAGAGGATATTGCTCCTCTCGTCAACCTAGCCGCCGGCGGTCGTGTTCTTCCTGTTGGATCAGATTTCAACCGTCGTTACGTTCGACAGCCGGGTAGGGGTCTTCTTACTCTGATCAATCCTTTTGCGAGTGTTGATCCGAAGATAGTCAACAAGGGAGAGCTAGGTGGGGCACTTCACAAATGGGTTGACTACTACAATCCTGAGGGTGAAAGATCAGCGGACTATCCAAGCCTCAAAGAGGTAAGGATAGACGTTCCCATGTCAGAGTACCAGACGACGGTACATGATGCTGCTTGGGGTCAAGTTCCTCTGCTAACTCAATGGCGACTACGAAAGTCGCTTCCACCCAACAAGCAGGAGCTATCAGAGCTCAATAGATTCCAATCGCAGGCTCGGCAGATTGCAAGCTCTGAGAAGAAGTTTCGCACTGGAGATGATCCAGTTGCCATAGCCCCAAAGATCCAGGAAGCAGCAAGACGACTATCGGATCAGATTGAGACCAATCCAAGACATCGTGGTCTGGTTTATGCCAACTACCTCGAGACGCTCAATGACTACGCGAAAACGCTGGACGAGAAGGGAATTCCGTACGCGCAATTCCGTGGTGATATGTCCGCTAAGGTTAGAAACCAGGCAGTAAAGGATTACAACGAGGGTAAGATCAAGGCGCTACTTGTATCCGGTGCTGGTGGTGAGGGGCTTGATCTGAAAGGGACCAGACAAGTACAGGTACTAGAGCCGCATTGGAACGAAGAAAAGCTGAAGCAGGTAATCGGGAGAGCTAGGCGTCTTGGATCGCATGCACATCTTCCACAAGAGGAGAGAAATGTTCTCGTAGAGAACTATTCGTCTTATCCTCAGAGATCATTTCTTGGGGCGATGTTCAAGGGGCGAAAAGGCGTAGAGGGGATGCTCTACGATATGTCAGCCCAGAAACAGCGATTGAATGATCAAGTAATAGACTTGATGAAGAGTGGACAGCATCGTGAGCGCATAGAAGTCTACGGCCTTCATAATGGAAAGCTTCTAGCCGGTAGGTTTCCAGATAGATCAGTTGGTGTATACGGAGGCGGTGTAGATCCTGGAGAGACTCACGAACAGGCAGCCCATCGAGAGTTCTTGGAGGAGTCGGGTTACAACATAGGTAACCTTCGCAGAGTAGATGTTCCCCCATTTGAGTCTCCGTGGGTGGAGGATCATGGTCCTATCGAGCTTATGGCGCCCAAACGCCGAGAAGAATACGAATCTAGGCGCAAAAAGTTTCCTTCAGGTCACAAGACGACCTACTTCGCTGGTGAGGTGTCTGGAGAGCCATCGAAACCAGCAGATGATACGGGGTCACTCGGAAGAGTGAGGCCAATTGATCTGAATAGAGCTATCAAGATACAGCAAGCCGTCCTCTCAGGGATGACGAACCCTTACGACATTCGTCGTCTGGAAAGTAGGATCGCTGTTCTTGAGTCTCTAAAGGACCCACAGAAAACCGCAGCACGTCGTCCCGAATTCCCGAACGGGACAGTTCGGGAAAACGGGATGGCTAAAATTGCTGCTGAAGCAACCACCGGACGTAGAGAGTTCGCTCCCGGAATCCCGACCGGTAGAGTCGTGCAGAGGATACCTTCTGTGAAGGAGAGTGGTCCAAACGCGGAGTGGACTGCAAGTCTTGCCCTTCACCCAGCTGCAAAGCGTGGCGATCACTACGATCTACGTCTAGTGGACTCCAAGGGCAAAGCGCATTCTTGGGCTATCAACAACATCCCTGAGCCGGGTAAGAGCACCTATGCTGCCCAAATGCCAACTCATTCTGGATCCTACGCCAAGCGTACAGAGCCGTTCACCATTCCGATCAATGTCTATGGTGGTACTAGACCTGGTGCACAGGTAGAGCCGAAGTACGTTCAGCCGGTGGAGGTGATCTCGGCTAACGACAATCGAGTCCATCTGCTTCGTCATGAAGGACAGAAGACGGAAGAGCTGGTACTTCGTAGAGTCGCAATGGCTGGTGATCAAACACCGATCTGGGCACTCCACAACGCCACCAGAACTCGATCGACTCAAGAGGGGCAGCGACTTCCGGATATGAAGCCCAGGTATCAGGAGATCCCAATCGGGTCAGTGGATTTCAACAACGACCAGCAGCTCATGACAGCGAAGATCGATGGAGCGCATACCATCGTAGATTTCTACAAGCCTGATCGAATGGCGAGAACATACTCGTATCGGCCTACTCAACGAGAGAGTGGTGTGATCGAGCATACCTTCAAGTTTCCCAACTTCCAGAACCTGAAGACGCCACCATCGTTGAAAGGTACTATGATCAGAGCTGAGACGTGGGCCTCCGACTCCGCTGGCAGAGCGATACCAGCGTCTGAGATTGGTGGTCTCCTCAACTCGAACGTGATCAAATCAAGACAGGCTCAACAGGAAGGCAATATCACTCTCCGCAGAACTGGCATCGATGTGATCCGCTACAACGGCAAAGACATGTCCACCGCTCCATACGAGAGAAAGCTTGAGATCTTGAGAGAGGTCAACAAGGCTACCAAGGGCGCTATCGAGCTCCCAATCTCCGCTAGGACTCCGGAAGAGAAGGCCGAGCTGTTGAATGCGGTGAAGGCTGGAAGGCTGCCAGAGACCAAGGAGGGGGTAGTCCTCCACGATCTTAGTAGCAGCACGATGATGAAGGCGAAGGTTAGGCCAGATACAGATGTCTACGTGCGAGAGATCGTCACGAAACCACTGACTGAGGCAAAGGGTCAGGCCGCTGGGTTCAAGTACTCTCTCGAACCAACTGGTCCTATCATCGGTCATGTCGGTACAGGGTTTTCCACACAGCTACGAAAAGAGATGTTGGAGAGCCCAGATCGTTTCGTTGGTCGAGTAGCCAAGGTCCAATCAGGAGGACAACACGTAAGTCGTAGTGGACGGATAGGTGCTCTAGTCGGTTCTCCTGCGTTCAAAGAGTGGCACATCGACAAGACGCCGCCTGAGCTAATGAAGGAGGCAACTTCCATTGGGGAGGTAATTAGTAGAGCGGAAAAGGAAGTTGATCCAGAAGCACTAGCTGAACGGTTGATGGAGACTAGTAGAACAGTCAAAGCACTCAAGCCGATTGTAGAGAGCAGTGTTGTACGTCCTTCACTGTTGAAGCTCAGAAATGAGTATCGAAACATCATAGGGGAAAAACCCGGTGATTGATCAACAGATAGATCCCGTTCTCGACTTCCTCGAGTTTGCAACCGAGCTGGACAAGGAAGCTGCTGAGGACAGAGCCGAGAAGGACTTTCAGCTCTGGCAGACGTGGAAGCAGAATGGTAAACAGGCTGATCATCTTGAGCCGCTCATGAAGCAGATCGATCCCCTGATCAGAAGAGCTTCCAACATTTACGCAGGGAAGGTCAACATACCAAGATCAGCAGTACATGCAGAGTTTCAGATTCAGGCTATCAATGCGTTAGACAGCTTCAATCCGAATCGTGGAGCTTCTCTTGGTACGCATGTTACCTGGCATCTCAAGAAGGGCAGGCGATTCATAACCACGTATCAGAATATCGGCAGGATACCTGAGACAAGGATCTACAACATCACCACCTTCCAGAATGCTAGGGACGAGCTGAAAGATCAACTTGGAAGAGATCCCGCTGCTCATGAACTTTCTGATAAGCTGAAGTGGCCGGTGAACCAGGTATCTGCCATGGAGCTCGAGCTGCGTAAAGAAGTGCCAACCTCGACTCTTCAGTCAGATATGAGCTCTCTCAAGCCGTCGAAGGAGACTGAAATCATTCGATTGATCCAGTACGAGCTAACTCCAGAAGAGAAGATCGTATACGAGCATCTACTTGGGGTGAACGGAAAGCCTCAGCTCAAGCCCGGTGAGATAGCTACAAGGCTCAACATGTCTCCGTCTAAAGTATCTAGGATCAAAGATAGTATTGGCGCCAAGGTAAAGAAGTACTACTGATGACGACAAGAGACGAAAGACTTGTAACTCTTCGAGATGCCGTTGATCGTTGGGCAGATGCAGAAGAGCGCAGACTCCAGGAGGAGAAGACGTTCCTCCAGTCTGTGTTCAACGGTCGTACGAATGGCGGTCAACTGTCGCGGTACATCACAGAGGAAGCATCGTCTCTCCTTGAGGACGAAGTGAATTCCTTTTTGACGGGATGAGCATGCTGATCAAACCCACTGAAGAAGAGCATGTAGACCAGCAGGGTCTGATCATGTTGGACAAGATAGCCTTGAGCGACATCAACCAATCTTATCGTGTACGCGATCTTCTTTTTTTGAGACTCATACTCGTATCTAGAGAACAAGATGCTTGGTTGTTGAGGTTTGCTCTAGTTCATGAGATACCAACATCAAAGATCAAAGATTTTCAGTTCACCAAGCAGGGTGAGGTTCTAGTAGGAGATGATCATGAATCCACTACTTCCATTCGTAATGAGGAAGTTGGCAGCAGAGGCGTCGGAGTTGTCCAAAGAGCAACTCAGAACGATCAAGCAGGAGATCAAAGCTGTAAAACCTCAGACTGAAGAAGAGAAGAAGATCGTTGAGTTGGTTGGCAAACCTGCTACACGTGGTCAGCTACTTCGGTCAGCAGGAGTCGGTAGTGTTGGTGGGGTGGCAGCACACGTAGTTGGGAGAGCTATAAGTGGCGGAGCTGGTGGCATGTATCCGTGGGTTGGATCTAAGGCGAACATGCTATCCGGCAAGGCTGTGCTGAGTCCGAGAGCTTTGGCGCGTGCAGCATCCATGGGAGTGATCTTCGGATCTGCAGTTCCAGCGCTCAAGAGACACTTGGATATTGAATCAGCCAAGAGAGGTAAGTTCTGAGCTATGGCCGTCGTACCGCGAAGGAAAGAGAACTTTGCGCTGGCGGCATGCCTATCGGCAGACGCAGTAGGTAACCTGGTCTACATTCGTGACGTCTTCAACGGTACTAGATACAGAGTAGCTTCCGTTGATCCATCCTCTTCTTTGAAGATGCCTGCTATAGGTGTGATCGTATCGAAGCAGACACCGACTGCGTGTACGATCATGTTCTATGGATTCTCTTCTCTGTACTCTAGTCTATCACCAGGTGGAACCTACTATGCCGGGTTGGATAGCAGGCCGGCGCAAGTAAGTGATCCAAATTACCCACCAGTAGGGTCAGTAATCCAGCAGATTGGTGTAGCGACTGACGACGATGAGCTTCTGATTCGGCCGATGGATACTAGGTCAGGCGGAAGCGGAGCAGGGGCTCGAGTCTACCAGCAACTTCTCATTCCAACGCTAGATCCTAGGGTGTTTCAAACACCACTACCATTCATACATGGCGGCACAGATACGGAAGTCGTGGAGTACAACGGTCAGAGACTATTTTCTGGCTTGGGGAACGACTACACCATTTCTGAGTCTGGGGGTCCCGGTTCTGGCTATGATACAATCACATTAGAATTTACTCCGGCTACGGCATCGAACATGCTCGTAGACTTTGTACCAGATGTGTGATCTGGACGGGAAAGAGGAGAGTATCGCATGGGTAGGTCAATCTTCGATCAGGAAACTCAACTACGACCGTCAGATTCGTACGTTGACAACATCGCTGCCGGACAGGCGAATCTAGAAACGCCATCCACAGACATCCAGTTCGATCTCAATGCACTTAGATCTCAAATCAAGCGCATTCTAGATCACACTGCTGGTAACTACTTCGATGATGTCTTTACGACCGCCACCGGGAAGAAGCGATCTCTCAAGACAGTCCACGTTGACCTAGATGATCTGGAAGAGAAGAGACTCGACTTCCGAACCAACATATACACGGACATCTCTGTCCCGGCTTCGGCAGCTGCCACTGATATTCTGACCCTTGGTGCAGCTCCAGTTGCAGCTGAGACTGTGACCATCGATGGGAAGGTGTACACCTACGTTGCAGCTCTGACTCCGTTGGAAGGTGAAGTGCTGATCGAGCTCACAGCCTCTGATAGCATAGACAACCTCGTCAACGCGATCATTCACGGTCCAGGTAGCGGTACCAAATACTCTTGTGCTCTAGCGCATTCAACAGTCACTGCCGCTGCCGGTGCTCTGGATACAATGGACGTGACAGCGATCACACCCGGTACCAGTGGCAATCTCATCGCTGTTTCTGAGACGTTGGCCGGTGTAGGATCGGTGTGGACTACACCGACTCTTACTGGTGGTGCCGGTGATGTTGTCGTGCTTTCAGTAGCAAGCTCCGAAGCTCCTTCTGAGCATGGGGCCGTTGGTGGTGTGTCCACGAAGGGTGCAGTAGTCGCCTACAACAGCAGCTTCCCGAACTGGAAGTTGTGTCTGGTTTCGGGACCGCACGCTCTTCGTCCGATGAACCTGTGCATCGTTAGGGACACAACCACAAGCGAAGTCATTCTCAGTGGCGGCAAAGAGGTCTATGCGCTGCTCTGTTGTGAGGACGCAACCGACGACCAGACCTTTGACGATCTGACCAAGCAGGTCGAGCTTGTATTCGTCAAAGAGAACGCAGGTGGAACTGCTCTGGTGGTAGTCCCTGCAGTGGACATCGGGGGAAAGAGCATCAACTACTCCTATGTTCAGCGTATCGATCTTGATCACATTCCAGAGTGGGCGTTCTTGACTGAGGTATTCGTTGATCAGTCGGCCGCCACGGATGTGACCAGGCAAAACGCCTACACGTTCCAGGGTACTACTCCTGTCGATGTCATCACCAACTCCGTCCTCGATATCCAGTCTGTTGGCAAGTATTGGCAGATCAGAGACAACAACGAAGACTCGCTCTTCAAGATCACAGAGAACTCTACGGGCTCTGCGACCGACATCGAGGTTGGTACGGCAGTAGACACGTTCAACGTCAAAGCCGCTGCAAACGACTTCACAAAGCCGGTCACCGTAGATTCGAGTGGTGTTGATCTGCAACTCGGTGTCACAGCGATTGCCAACACTGCTACCATCGATACGCTCGGCGGTAACGATCTCCGCTTGATGGGTACTCAAGAGCTGTACCTCGATGATGGCAATGCTCCTGTTGGTTGGAGCGACACGAACGGAATCAAGCTTTCCGACACTGCTGGAGAGTGGACTGACTTTGAAGCTGAGTTTGGTGAGGCGTCGATCCTGAGCGCCATCACTCAGGCAAAACGAGGCACCGAGAGGGCCAATGGCTGGGCGCACGTCATCACGGCTGACATTCCTGCGAGTACATTGATCACTGGCGCTGGAGTTGGAGCGAATATCAGTGCTCAACTTCCCAGCTACAAGGGCCTCTCGTTCATTGATGATGTGGAGCTCTTCGTCAATGGAGCTAAGCAACGACCTGGTGCCAATGCTGGAGCTTTGATGGACACTTATCCCAGTGCCGTTGTCGCAGAGCAGGCACAAGGTGCTTTCTACGCTCTGTTCAAGTTGAAGGTTCGTGGCGGATCCAATCCACCGGACAACCTCAATATGGTTGTGTGGGGACAGCCAACTCCGTAATATCTCCCTAGAGGAGATCCTGTATGAACCTAGATCAGTTCAAGGTAAGGGCCGCTCTCACTGAGGGTATCGGCCGCGACATGGAGAAGTCTCTGGAGGAAGCACAGATCGAAGTGATCAAATTCCAAGGTGCGTATGAGGCGCTGCTACAGATCAGAAAAGAATTGGGGGATAGGTCCGTGCTGGTGCGTGATGATCTGTTCAACGGAAAGATCGTCCTAGATAGAGACGATCCTATGGCTGTAGCCAAATATGTCGTAGGCAAGATACAGGAAATGGTGGCATTCGTTCACGAAAAAGCAGAGAACGCCAATCTGAGCGGAGTTGCTGCACAAGGTAAGGTGAATGGACTACTTCATGTCGTCAAGCACATGAAGGGCCTGTTCGATTCCGAGGTAAGTAGGATCAAAATGGTGGAGGCTCAGATAGCCTCCGGAGAGGTTGTAGTAGAGGATGGGGTGCTTGTGCACGTGAAGGGGGAGAGAGTACCGGGAGTTCATCCAGGACCAAGTCTGAAGCAAATACGAATGGAGGAAGAATGGGCCGCCCAGCCTGAGAAGTCCCAGCTTCCTCCATCCGAGCCGGAGAATATCGCCCAGTCAGAGAGTCCTGTCAAGAAGACAAGAGCGAAGCGTAGGAAGGTATAGGATCATGCCTCGATCTCCTGATGCTAGGGCTGGAGAGTTGCTCGAGGATGACGGAATCCTACTGGGATCACAGGAGTCTGATCCTACTGATATAGGCGAATTCAGAAACGTCAATGGTGAGATTAGGATCAAGGACACAATAGGCGTCTACGATCCTCGTGCACTACGATCTCTCATTCACTTCATAAGCGAAGGTCCTGCAGATGGATTTGCTTCAGGGACATACAAGGAGATCCTTCCTTCAGCCAATCCATTTCCGACGTCTGTGATCTGGTGGGAATCTGCCGCTAAGCTCAAGAAGATCGTCGAGAAGACGCTCACCTACACTGGAGCATTTCCTACAACGATCGTTTGGAAGTCGTATGCAGCAGACGGAGTAACTGTGCTAGCAACTGTCTCTGATGCGATCTCGTACTCTGGTCACTTTGAGACTACTCGAACAAGGACGATAAGCTGAGGTAACTATGTCACAAGATTCCCCAGCCGCCCTAATTTACGACGCAAGCAATGGTCCTGCTACGGTCAGGACTGATGGATCAGATAAGCGGCTTTGTGTTGAAGCGAAACTAGTAAGCGGTGGAGGCAATCAACAGGTACAGGTTTATGACGCAACGAATGGCCCTGCATCTGTAATAACGGACGGCTCGATAAAGCGCCTTGCCGTCTCTACTGGCGCAGCATCCACTCTTACGACAACGGTGGACTTTCTTAGGCGATCATGGCCTGGTGGTGCCTATACGATGGCCGTGGATGGTTCCGTAACTCCGGTTGTGTTCTATTATCCAGCAGATGCTACGAGGGACATCAACCTAGTCTCGCTCACCTTTTCTTTTTCGACAGGAAACTTCGACTGGAATGGTGTCGGCTTTGGTGACGGAACAAGTCTAGCTAATGGCATTCTCATTGAGATAGTTGTGAACACTGGAACTACAATTGTACTAGGCACTGTCAACTTGAATGAAGACTTTATGCGACTATCGTCGTTCAACGACATCACGCAGGCAGGCGTCACCGATCATCTTGACTCCGTATTTCAGTTCACAGGAAATATGCGATTGAAGGCTGGAACTACGGATAGGGCAAGAGTGACTGTTCGAGATAATCTTACCTTGGCAGCAAGGGATGTGAAATATCTAACTGCAACATTCAAGGGGGAGTTGGTGGCGTAATGGCTAAACATGTTATCAATATCGGAAACACGGGGGAAATTCCTGATGGAACGGCTCCTTTTGTACTAGGCGTAACTAGTGAGATGAGCCCAGGGCAGACAATTGAAACGGTTTCTGATCCCATCCCCCTCGGTGAAATACTCAGGGTAGTGTTTGCTCGCGCCTCATGTCGGCCGTTACATGACGTAAACGGCGTAAAGAATGTTTTACTCGTTGAACTGCTTTATCGAGAGGTGTGGGAAAGCGAAACATATGACCATTTGTTCGGGAAATCATATCTAGAGCTAGATTGTTCAGCGGACTTTCCTGCAGAATCTCTATGTTGGGATACAACACCCATGATCGGAGATGGCGAAACAACAACGTTCGTTATTCGACGAACAGTATTTGGAAATGTGAGCAACCAGGATACAATGGTTGCGGTACGCGGTTACTTGGAAGACTATGAAGAGGAAGGAGAGTAGACAGTGGATAAAGGAAAAGAAGAAGAGTTTTGTCTATCAATCCAGTCTGACATGTATCCTGAAAAGGATATATTCGAGACGGTATCTGATCCCATTCACAAAAATCACACGCTGCACTTGCATTCGCTAACGGTAGCGTGCGAGCCGTTGGCAAACGACTGCGTTCAGGTGGAGGTGCTGTGGCGTGAGACTATCAATTTGGAGGTGATTGACCATCCGGTAGATATTCCTGTGTGGACTCGCGAGTCAGTCATTCGTCCATATGAGAATCTGTCCACATGTCTCGACGGCACTTCGATGACGGGAGACGGCAAAAGCACACTCGTTATCCGCCGTCACGTTGAGGGCAGTGTCGGGCCACAAACGGTAGCAGTTGTTGTTCGCGGGCACCACTGCTAGAGAGGTTCTGGAAGATTTATGATAACAATGGTTTTGGTTATCCTATTGATTCTAGCTATGTGCGGGGGAGGCTACGGCTGGAAAGCCGGTTGGGGATTCATGGGGTGGTCTCCAGTAGGCATCATTCTGCTCATATGGTTTGTGTTGTGGTTTACGGGTTACATTCATCCGGGTCGCGGATTCAACTGATCTAGCGCAGCTAGAGGAGAAACGATATGGCGACATTTGAAAAGACGTGGGCAAATCGTGCAGCGCAAGTTGTGTACATGACAACGCAGGATCTCAGTCCGGCAGAGCCCCTTCCGGTTGACTCTACGCTGTCATTCACTATTCCTAGGAAATCCCCCGCTGTCATAACTGCGTTGTGGAATGGAGATCCGTCGGTCGCATACGGGTACGCGGTGACAGCTCCTCAAGGCGGAACTACAGAATACAACCTTGATAACAATGGTGATCTTACGAGCTGTGCGAATGGCGCGGCATCCCAGGTTGACGGCATTCTTGGCAAGTTGGCGACGACATCCCGCAAGGCCACGGTCACGATACCGTAGCACCCCTCCTTTCACCCGCTTAGAACGGGGTCAACAACATGGAAGAGAAATCTAATGGAGGGGACAGAACTGAACCCGATATGCTCTTCCTGATCTATCAGGAAGCATTGGAGCAGAGTAGAAGACTAGATCAATTCCAGGAACAGATGAAACAAGTTCAGGAGCAGATGAAACAGATCAGAGCCGATTTGAACAGCACCATATCGGCAATTAGGGTTCTAGGACTGCGACTTGGAATACTAGAAGAGAGCTTCACACCTATCCTCACATCCCCATCTTTTGGAGAGAATGATCAGTGATATAATAGAGATAGAAACAGAGAGGGGATCCTATGGCGAGCACAAAGGTCCCGGACAAAGATTCATCTGATGAGATCACTCAGGTAACTGATCAACGTAGCATGTACAAGAAGCTGGAGAAGCTTGATGGCTTGCTGCAGCGAACTATTCGACATGTTGGAATCATACCGGAGATCAAGACTAAGGTATACGCATCCAGCGAGAAGCTGATCGAGCTGAATACCATTGTCGTCGCTATGGATGAGCGTGTCGACAGGGTTGAACAGCGAATAGATCATGGCCATGACTGCTACCAGGTAGATACCATCTCCAATGTCTCCGAGAGTAGCAAGCAGATAGCTGCTACTATCCACGACTATCTGGAGTCATCGATCAAAGCATCCGAGAAGGTCAAACGTATCGAGGATGATGTACGGGAGATCAAGGGTAATCGCAAGTGGCTGATCGGAGTCATAATCGGTTTACTCGTTCCTATGCTTGGATCAATCGGTAGTGCTATCTGGTTGGCAGCCACTTTGAATGAAAGAGTCGAGACTCAAGAGGCTGTACGTAGACAGCAGATCGAGCGAGTGGAGAGCGTTGTTCGAGCATCGGATAGACGCCAGACTGAGGCATTGAAAGGCATCGATCTGCAATTGGAAAAGACGCTCACCGTTGTTCCTGATGGTAAGAGTGCTGGTATTATCTCTCGGAAGGCGGGTAAGCGTGTTCCATGACGATACCAGCGACAGTAGGCGATGCTGTAACTCTGGTTGAAGTGCTTCCTGATGGGAGTACTTATTTCTACCCACAGGCAGAAGTGTATGCGCCAGGGGACACAGTGCCATTGGCTGTAGTCGACTTGGATCACCAAGTGAAAGGGCGATATGAGGGTAGTTGGACTCCCTCTTCTGTTGGGTCCTACACAGCCGTGTTCATCGTCTATGCTGACGCAGCAAGGACAGTAGAGAGCATCCTGTACACCAGAGAGGCGGAGCAGATATTCGTCACGTCGTCTGACGTTGATGATCTTGCCTCGATGCTGATCAGAGTACTCGGTCTAGTTCATGAGAATGTCTTCATCGACAACACTACCTACGATGCTAGTGCCATGCTACTGACGGCCCGCCTCAGAGTATTTGCGACGAAAGCTGAGGCGCAGGCGGCAACAGACGGCGGTAGCGAAGTGTCTAGAGAGACTTACACTGTTGATGCTGCGTACGAAGGCGCCGGCAAGATGCGGCAGTACAGGATGGTGAAGGACTGATGCCTACTTGCGGAATGGCCATCGTTACTCGTGGGATGACCTACCCCCCGTATGGGAGTCCGACCCCCACTCTGTGTGAGAAGCCCGTGGTGCACGCAGTGGTGGAAGTCAGACCCCAGATACGAATGGTAACTGCTCCAGCTGCAGAAGGTCCAGTAGGAGCTCCATCAGTCATAGCGGCATCCGCATTGAAGCCTCAGATCGTAAGTACAAGACCTCCGTATACCAACACTGGTCAAGATATTCCTACTGTAGTGTCTACAGACGATCTACGTCCACGAATTGTGGATACTGAGGAAGAGTAATGGCCGTCATCAAACTCAAGACCTACGTGGCCAATCTGTCCAATGTTCTCAGTCTCTTCGATAAGATGCAAATGTGGCGATCAGAGACTGGAATACTTGGAACGTATTTCGAGATCACTGCTGCCGTTGTGACTCCGGCAACTCTTCTCGGAACGCAAACCTCTCCGTTCACTTTGAATGGTAAGACGCTCAAGCTGAAGGTCAATCAAGGATCGGAGCAGTCAATCACCATCGTCAGTGCCGATCCGATAGGCATAGACGATCTGGTGAACTTCCTGAACACAGAGCTTTTGGAGGCGATTGCTTCAGAAGATGGTGGCGCTCTCAGATTGACAACTGTCGTCTCTGGAACTGTATCTGTCCTCGAGATCACGGGCGGAACAGTCCTAACGGACCTTGGTTTTACTGTTGGACAGATCGATAACGGAGAAGATCTACGTATAACACTGTCCCCATCGTCTACGTCGTATGAGTACGACGATCAGAGCGGTGATCCAGATAACTACTACAAGGTTCGGTACTACAATAGCATCACAGGAGCATTCTCTAGTTTCAGCGATCCAGTGAAGGGAGACATTGGATCAATTGTTCCCCCTACCGATCTTGTGAAGGCGTATGGTACGTTTGCTAAGCTAGACGGCAAGCCTCAAGTAGGAACTGCGGTCATTTTCTACAACGTCTACATGCCCCCGTTGTACGTTGGAGATATTGGAATCATTGGCCGGGAGATTCGTGTAGAGACTGATCAAGCAGGGTATCTCGAGACGATGCTCGTCAAGGGATCCATTGTAGATGTGATCATTTCTGGAACTGGTATTATCAGACGGATACGAGTTCCAACTTCGGACTTCAATATCATGGGAGCAGTAGCGACGGCAGATGACAGCTTCCAGATTCAGGTGCCTAACATACCTGCTGCAGTTAGGAGATCGTGATGGCCGTTCCTGTTAGAGGAGTTCCGATCGGTGCCCTATTTGCTATGGCTCGAATGGTAGCTCGTAGGGAAAAGCTGCAGGAGTACCGCCTTGCAACGTTAGAAGCGGCACGTGCACAAAGAGCAGAGATCGAGGAGGGAGCGCGAGAGGCTAGTCTGGATAGGATGCGCGAGATCAGCAATGCTCAAATGGTATCGCACATTACAGGAAGCGAAATACCAGCAGGAATCATGGTGCCACGAGGGGCTGGAGTCTCGAGGTCATCCGTGTCACCATTTGTCCCACAGTTGGTTGCATCGCCAACAGCGATGGCAATCCAGAAGTAGGGAAGAACATGGCAGCCCCCGAGACAATTTGTGTCTATGCGAAGGACGAGAATGATGATCCGCTTGTTGGAGTTCTAGTCAGATTCTTTGATGGATCGGACAACTTCATAACACAGCAGATCACATCACTAGTAGGCGTTGAGGCCTATGCAGAGGTTACTCTCGATGGGGATAGCCCCTCAATTGAATACACGATCAGATTGAGTAAGATCGGCGTTTCATTCGACGGTACTCTTGGCAATGACAGCAAGACGCCTCAGTCGATCGATGTCTACTCACCACCGTCGCTATCACCGACAGGAACAAACAACTTTGAGGTGCAGGGTCAAACATACTCTAGGCCAGCTGCAACTGATCCGCGTACATGCAGATGCTCTGGGTACTTTGTTGATCACCGAGGTCAGCCTCTCAGGAATCTTGAGATGCACTTCATTGCACTGTGCCTGAACGACGGTCAGTCTCCATGGAATCCACTGATCGTTGATGGAAAAGGTGTGCTCAGTACGAAGATCTATTCCAAGACCGACTCACGTGGTTACATGGAGATTGATCTCTTCCGTACAGGTGTCTATCAGGTATTGGTGCAGGGTATAGAGACATCCAATCGTGTGGTGAAAGTTCCAGATGCTCCTGGAGTGAACATCGTTGATCTGCTGTTCCCGGTTGTAGAAGAGGTAACTTTCTCGACCAATCCAGTAACTATTCCTCGGAGCACTTACATTGATCTTGATGTGAGTGTTGTGGCTACTGATGGGCAGGTATTGCTACTCTCCGGCAGTGATGTCATCTTCGAGAGCCAGAATCTTGGTGTTGCCATCGTGCAGATCGTTGACAACAAGCTACGAATTATGGGAACAGGTGTGGGGACGACTACAGTGACGGCAAGGAGAGCGGACACCAGTACAGTCACTATCCCCACGCAGCCAGTGATGTACATTCCGCTTTCGGTGACAGTAAGTTGATCTATAATGGATATGGCAGAGGATTATCTGAAGAGGCAGGCAGAGCAGGAAGCAGTCAAGAGCCTCTGCCGAAGCCTAATCGTTAGAGCCCTACGCGACTACGTAACCTACAAAAAAGCGAACAAGTCCGGTGAGCATAAGCTTTTCTCTGAAGCTAGCGAGTGGATCTTCAACGGATACCAGATCGATCCACTACCGCATACAGATCCAATAGTCATAAAAGGGTCTCTGTCTCAAGATGAAGCACGTAAAGAGCTTTTAGAGCTTGATAGGCTCATGAGCTTCGAGTCTGTTTGTGCTATCCTCGGGTGGGATGCCAATCTGGTACGTAAACGAGTGAAGGTGCTAACTCAGGCTGACCTTGATCGAATTGGGCCGAGTCTGATGGACTTGTGATCGTGAGCTATTCTAGTGATGAGAGGGACGCAGCGGTCTCTGGGTTGGTGCAAGGTACTCTATCCTTCCCTGTTGATCGCCTTGGTGTCAGAGATCAGCCAGCTCCATTTGAAGAAGTTAGGGAGCTGACCAACTCTGCATTCTTGTATGATCCAGACGCCGTCTTCTACATCATCAATCAAGCGGCTAAGGCGCTCGGCAATACAGTTCAGGCAGAGGTGACAATCTGTACTGACCTGTTGAACGCCGTAGATGATCTAGCCATGCCGTACAAGCCAATCAATGATGTGTCTTCTCTATCTGACGCGGCCACCTCGCTCAGTGTCATGCAGGGAGCACTCGAGCGGAAAGGTGTAATAGGTCCGTCTGAGTACGGTAGGTACAACGCTGCGATAGGAAGAGCGGCGGAAGACATAGGTAGGACTGCTAGGATGACCTATGTCCCTCGAGGTAGCACTCAGGTTGTGAAGGATGTGGTGCGAAGCAGTTCAGAGGCCAAGAACGAAGTGCTATCTCTGTTTCAGAGTCTAAAGAGTGAACATGAGAATCTGATAGAGCGTATAGGCTACATACTGTCCTCCTACGATCAATTCCTATCTGCGAACATTGCAGGAGCTGTGGGCCAACGTCAGCTGTCTAGGGCTTGTTCAGAAATGAGACAGCTGCACTCAGATTTGAATGTGCTGACACCATCACAACGAACAGCGACGGCTAGAAGATCATTGCTGCAGGTGCTGGCAAACAGGAGCGTCGTACGAGCGTTGAGAGATAGAGTACTACCTGGAGCTGCTCGAGTATCTCAAGAGTCTGGAGCTCCAGCGCAGTACAGACTCTCTCCGTACGGTATAGGGACTCCAGCTAGAGTTGGTGGAGAGATCAGTGCACCTTGGGCTATCCAGGGTAGTCATAGCGACCGCCTTCGTGGAAACTACAATGGCACAGTTGTAGATGTAGATCTTGTGGATGGCACACTATCAGGCATAAGCGGTGTGCAGCAGGCTATCGTATATGGATTTGCCGAGGGTAATTTCGCAATTCATGGAGACATTGCCACACCATATGATCTCTATTCCAATGTTGAACCGTTCAATGTTCCGGCAGATCCGTCAGGCAAGGGAGTCTTCCAGGTTGTAGTAGACGGAGTGTTCTACGAGTGCCAGCTAACAGCTGGTGCAGGAAGAACAGCGGCTCAAATTAGATCTGATCTTACAACACCGGGAAACTGGCTATCACCAGGTGTACCTCCTTTGAGCTTTCCCGCTGCCGGTGCGGTGGTCAAGATCGTGTATAACAATCCAACACCACCAGTGTCCTACTCGGAGCGAGAAGTTGAAGTAGTGAACGGATACCTAGCCGTATCTACTCCACCAAATAGCATGTGGCCGTGGGTTGTTGACGATCCTAGCGGTCCAGTTACCGAAGATCGTTCATTTGGATGGAATGCCAACAACGAGCTGTGGATACATCCAAACGACTACGACGACTTCATTACGAATCCGATCGTTGTAACACTACCGGACGGATCCTTTCCTGACTTCTTGATCACACCGGCACAGGTAAAAGCGGCAATTGATGCCGCTGCTACAGTTTCCTCTGAAGAGTTTGAGGGAATTGTAAATGGATCCAGAATTGCCGTAGCCTCTACCTGGCAACGAGTAGTGAACGGAACTACTGTGGATGGCGGAGAAGGATCGATCATCACGATTAGGAGCGCTGGCATTCGTGATCTATCCGATCCTACTGGGCGTAGTGGTTACGGCACGCCCAGTTTTCTGGGTATTCGCACTCTTGGGTTTTCTGATGGGCAGTACTCACGCGAATCAGATGTGAGCGGTCAGGCTGTTATAAAAGCTCTCAATCAGAGTACCAGCTTTGCTGCTCAAGTCAGGTCTTCACTGATCAAGCAGTCCTACTTTGAAAGTACCGAAGGTATTTGGAGCGCAAGCGGCTCACTACGTAAGCTCCAGAGTTCTGATCCAACTACTGGGTGGCCCGTAGCATCCAAGTTGAAAGTGGCGATAAAAGCTGGAGAGAATAGAGGTATCTACGGACTGGTCTCCTACACCTGGACCAACATGGGAGGATCTGACTACCTTGTACTCATCCTAGATCGTAGAATGCGATCAGAAGAGCCAACGATCAGTCAGCACTTTGAGGTCTATTCAGAGTTCATTCAGCTTGAATCACTGGTGGATACAACAGCGAGTAAGATTGATCTAGAAGATCCAGTTACAATACCGCCTACTACAGCTCGTAAAGTATTGGGGCTATCCCAGTCTCCCTATTACGGATCCGTAAACGAGATGTTCATAGAATGGAATGACCCAGAAACTGGGTGGAAGCCATTCAATGCTCACTCGCGAAAGATCAAAGTGGGGGACAAAGTACGAAGCAACGGAGTAGAGATTACAACAGTCTCCTCCGTATCCGACGTAGAAAGCGGACTAATCAGAGTTGATCCAGAAGTGTCAGATCCTGTTTCCTACTCAGCGTTCTCCATAGAGTCAGCGGACTATTTGGCGTATCAAGAGTTCATCGATAGCCTTGAGACCTGGTGGGCAGCGTTTCCATACAAGGAGAATCTAGACTCTCTGGATCGGCTAATCAATACTGTTCTACGTAGCCAGCCGAATAATGATCGCGTGAGTTCAGTCTACAATGCTGTCAGCGATCTACGCAATGAACTCACCGGGGTGGATTCAGTAGACGAATTGATCCAGTCATTTTCGGTCAGAGAAGTTCCTGCCGCTAGCTCAGCTACAAGAGCGCTTGCTGATAGAGGACTAGATCGAGCACGAGAGCTTCTTCTGCAAGGACGCTTCGAGGAATTCTTTGGAACCACGTCTCGTACTGCTTCTCATGGTGGTGCTTTCTTGGATGCCGCTACAACGGCTGTGGTTCAGGATTTGAACGAGAACAATGCAGCTAGAGCACGCTTCAGTGCTGTATACAAAAGAAGGGCCGGAGATTGGACTGAAGATGTTGATCCTTCAACCAACTTCACGGATACAGAAGAGGATCTTCCAGAGGATGTTCTCGAGGAGTACTGGCCTGGTGTAGACGAGGAAGTGCAAAGTGAGCACTGATCGCGAACAGAGAGATCAAACTGCTGTAGATCAAATACGAAAAGCTTTGGCAGAAGGCTTTGCTTACGTACGTGGAGCGGAAGTACGTGGTGGTATTGCCACTCTCACGTTCGATGAGATGCTTGCTCGTTCCATTCAAGAGATCGACACTGATGAAACGGATATCCGTATATCGAAGCTTTCCGCTGTTCGAGCGGTGAGACAGGGTGTCCGCGATGCTGTAGAACAGACAAGACGCATGCCTCCTGAGATGTTTGCGCTGAATAATGCCAGTGAAGCGACAAACACGAATGAGGATGGCAGCGAACCTGATTTGGAGGCATAGCAGTGGTTGATCTTCAAGTCATAGAGATGAGGGACATCCTAAGAGTAACTGGAGTCACCTTCGTCCCAAACTTTTCGCCATCAACTCTCATTGTTCATGGAAAAGATCTAAACGAGGCCTATGAGGTCTACATCAATGAGCGTAAGTCTCCCAGTGTTGTAATATCCAGTAGTGAAATACTATTGGCACAGGTTCCTGAAACAGAAGACGGAGCTCCTATAAGATCTATCGTAGTCATAAGCTCGAAGCTACGTAAGATCGAGAGGAGCAAGATCATGTTCCGCTTCGGGGATAGTCCCAAGTCTGTGGACGGTTTTGAGCGGCTGATCCAAACATTCTTGAAGATTATGCTCCAGTCTACGAATACTGATATCTTCTCTCCCAAACTGGGTGGCAATCTTCTTTCTGCTGTTGGCAAGTTGATAGGTGATCCATCTACTCAGAGTCTAACCACTGATTTTGCCCTGTCTGTCACTAGGGCTAGGCAGCAAATCATGGCTCTACAGGTTGGAGACCCTACTTTGAATCTCAACGAACGACTGGCTTTTGCGAAGGTGCTAGAGGTGAAGTTCGTGCCAAATGAGCTTGCCTTGTTGGGTAGAATACACCTAGGCAATCAAGCTGGCCGTCAATCTGATGTTGGTGTGGGGTTGTAATCATGGCGATCACTGATTGGAGACTGTTCATCCAGGAGCGACTGCGGGCTTATCAGTCGGATATCAACCTCAACACAGGATCACCAGCGACCGTTCAAGTTGTCGATCCCATAGTCAATAGGTTGTCTCCTGATCCTATAGAAACCAAGCTGCTTACTTTCATCATGACTAGGTTGCAGCAAGAGCATCCGATGCTCTATGCCAGAGAAGGATCCACGATTATGGATCTTCTCGTGAAGCCCAATCTAGTTCTGATCGAGCCTGTGCGCCGTGAGATAAACAGCGTAAAAAGTCAGCTAACGCTGCTGTACCCAGAGCTTCTTAGTGCTGATGAGGCGGATGCTCTGATAGCTAACTTCTTCATCACGAGGAAGCTGGGAGACTACGCAAGGGTAAAGGTGCGTCTGTACTTCCAGAACCCGGTGTCGGTGAACATCGGAACGGCAAACGTAGCATTCACAGCTCGAGGATTGCGATTTCTACCAACGAGAGCGCAAAGCATTACAGCTGAGGGAATGCTGACCAACTGGGATGGCAACCTCTACTACTTTGACGTGAACTACGTTGCTGAACGAGCAGGCACCTCATACAACATCGCTGCCAGTGAGGTCATAGGTGTTACTGGAATATCAGCAGCAACGAGGGCTACCAATCTTGCCAAAGCGAATCCGGGAAGTGACGAAGAGACCACGAACCAATTTGTTTCTCGTGCAGAGAGATCACTTGGAGAGAGGTCGCTCACTACAGTTCCAGGAATAGTTTATCAGCTATTTGATCAATTCCCGGCCTTGACCATTCTTCAGATCATAGGCTTCAACGATCCGGAGATGCAGCGTGATGTGATCACTGGAGGAAATCTCGGCTCAGTAGTCGTGTTTGGGAATACGGGTGTCACAGTAAATGATGGAGATGCCGACGGCTACACGTGGATTTTCTCCGATCCGGCAGCCAGCTTCACCACTCAGTTTGGTCCTGTAGGCACAGATATCTCTGGATATACACTGACTGCCTGGTACATCGATGGTGCGTTGTTGACTCCACATGATATCAAGTTGAGTCAAGTGCTGGGCGCCAGTCAAGTAAGCATTGATCCAGATCTGAGTGGAACAAGTAGACTTCCAGATGCACTGACTAATGTGATCTGGACCATTAGGGAAAGAGCGACGCTGACACTTTCTGGAATACCAGGTGGAATACTGTTCACATCATCTACTGGCGGGGAGGTCAGTGTTCCGGACGGAGTTGTCCACGTTGGCGGTTGCACTGATTTCTACGTTCGTGGTGGTGACATTGTAGACGGCTCTCTGTCCGTAGAACTTGTGTCCGATCAGGATGTGCTAGCTAGAAGGGAAGACGCACATACTACCAACGGATCATCTACTGTGGTACTAAACGATCTAACTGCGGCAGAATTTGCTTCAGTAATTGAGGGGGACTCTTCGCTCTACCTAGAGGAAGGATCTGATCAGGGATCGTACAGGATCATAGAGAAGGTATCCGGCGGTCCTCCCTACTCAGTACGTCTACGCGATGAGATGACAGCCAACGCTACTAATGTTTCCTACACGATAGTAGACGACATCGACATTGATCTACTTGATCCGAAAGACACTAGGTATGAAGGATCTGATCTGAGAACTATCGCTGGCTCTCCAATCATCGATACGGTCAGTGGTACTCCGGACTTTGTAGATGTTGGCGTCACTGATGAGGACATCGTAGAGATCCTCAATGGGTCTGACGTCGGTGAGCATACCATCGCTTCTGGTGGCGTAGCAGCTGGCCAGATAACTCTCAGTTCGGATATGACTGTCACTGAATCGCCACTTCAGTACAGGATCTTTCATCGTAAGAGCGGTATCTCTTTGCCACTGCTGCGTGTCAAATCCGTTGAAAGATTGGATAGTGGTCTAGAACCTACTGGGGAGATGATCCCATTCCGACATCCTGTGGACATCCAATCGCGGAGCTTCCAGAACCCAGGGCGTGAGGCCACAGTAGGAACCTATATCGATGTAACTGAAGGATCATACTTCAGGGCGTCTTCTGGATCAAAGATTTTGACTGCTATTGATCTAGCTGGAGGCGCTACTGGTTTCGACTTCTGGACACTTGGTGTTCGTCCTGGTGATCTAGTGAACATAAACAGCACGGACAATCAGGGTTACTACACCGTAGAGCTAGTTGGCGTACCTGGAGGACTAAGTGCCGATCAGATTCAGGTTACCACTGCTATGCGATGGAGTACCGTTGCCGGACAGGATATGATCTATGAGATTGGTGGGCCATCTTACGGCTCTTTCCGTCTCTACTTCCTTGATCCAGTAACATTCGAGGTAAGCTACTCCAATACCATATTCTCTGTTACGGTTGATGGCGTATCTAGAAGGTTCAGACCTGATCCAGAAATTCACGCACAGTACCTTCCCACAGACGTTACGATACCAACAGTCTTGATGACGGCGACATCGGATGATGTGAGTCCATATACGGTGGGTGGAGCGGATACAATTGATCTACGAATACACCAGATCGATGTCGGAGATCTAGCTGAAATCTCGTACGCTCCGATCATTGGCTCTGCTGATCTATCAGCTGGTGCCATAAATCTAGACGGCAAGCGTATCAAAATAGATGTCGGTTACGGAACTGAAACGATCTACTTCTCTGGAACCTCTTTGGGAGCTGACGAGATCGTTGCTCAGATGAATGCGCAGCTGTCGCGTGAGGTAGCAGCCAAGTACAATGCTCCAGCTCCAGCAACGACAATTCATGCGATGCTGAGAGCGGACATTCCGATCTCGCTCATTTCAGATGGAGCTCTAGCTGATGCTACACAGCTCGTGTTCGGTGTCTCACGAGCTACGTGGCATCCGTGGCTGGCTGGATCCTTTGTGAGTAACACTACGCAGAATGATGCTCCCGACAAGGGTCTCTATCTCGTTCAGTCGATCGGGTCGTATCCACCAGGATCAATACAGTTGATGAACACTGATGGTAGTGCCTGGACTGCTACCTACACGATCCACGAAAGTAGGGGTCCATACCTCAGGATCAGCCACAACGGTATGCAGCGTATCAGCTCCACTGCCATGTCAACTCAAAAGGATGATCTTGGCTTCTACTACTTTGACGTAGAGTGTGTCAGTGAGGGGTTTGGTACTCCGTGGAATATCAATGCCGATCTTCAAGCAACTGTTGAAGATTATAGATCGGAAGGATGGGAGATTTCTGTAGAAGACGAAAACCTATCTTACTCGATGGCTGAGCATCCGTGGCTGCACATAAGCCCCAGAATACTGGTTGCTGGTAACGAGGACGACGAGGCGAATAAGATCGAACTGACAGGAAATAACATTCAGGTAGTGTATGAGCGAGATACTCTTGTGCAGGATATCAACAGCTACGTTACAGACACACAGACCCGAGTCATCTGTCAGAGTCCTCTCGCTAAGTCACTCTTCCCCAAGTTCGTCAGAACAGCAATCATATATCGAGGAGGTGGGCAGGTTCGTGATGTGCGAGCCTCCATCGCAGCTCACATCGAGTCTGTGCTCCCAGAACAGCTGCTCGAAGTGTCAGACATCTCCAAGATCATCACCGATACTGGAGCGTCGTACGTTCGTTCTCCGATAACTCTGGTCGGCATAGGACACAACGCTGACAGGTCAATCTCGGTTGAGCGTGGAGTAGACACGATATCATCTGGACGATTGTCAGCTCTGCTACCAGACGACGATGAGACAACAGCAGACGGGGCGAGCTATATAGGACTGACCAGGATCATTTAGTTGATAGTATGGGAATCCTGGGGCGTACTTGGGCCAGGTTTCCCATCTCCAGGAGCAGACCCGAGAATGGATCAAATAGGCAGCTACAATCTGCGCATCGACACAGGAATTTGGGGATTGGACGAGAACTTCGTGATGTCACGCTTCCATCCTCAAGTACCTCGATGTCATTTTCCAGGTTGCGCTCCTTGATGGTGACTCCTCCGCAGCGGGGGCAAGAGGCGTCGTTGTATATTTGTTGATCAGCTTCTACTAGAGGAGTAAGAAGATCTACTTCTTGATCAACAATGGCTTTGAGTAGCTTTTGGTCCATCTCTTGAAACATCAAGGTCTAGTATACTTGGGGGAAGGTTTGGGTAATAGAGTATGACAACACCACCACTCGCTGTGTACGGACTTTTCACCTATGGTGGTTCGTTCTACGGGTATCTCAGTGGATTTCCTGTATCGGACGACTTCAGAGTCTACGACTTCTGTTACCCAGTAGAAGCGGTCATGGGGTTGCTGTTTGCATACCCAGAAGTGACAGCTGCTCGCTTCGGCCTGCCATGGAATTGGTTCGATCCATCTTTTTCCTTTTGTATGTTCAGCGACGATGGAGCGGATTCTGGATTCCGTATTGATCTATCTGTGCCACAGCCCTACTACACAATCCAGTTCTCGGTAGAGCCTATCAGTCTGCCACAAGACTTCTCTAACCTGGCGAGCAGCAGAGTCTTCATAGGTGTCTTCAACCAGTTCGGAAAAATGGGTGGCCTCCTTATTTCCGAGAATGAGGGCATTGCCCTGGCACAGAGCGGTACTGGTCCGTACGTTACGCTTCCAGATTCGGCAGACATTTTTGCTGAGGGAGATGACTACTACGTCTTCCGTTTCACGATCAACGAGGCAACTGGCAAAGGAAATCTTTACGTCACAGCCAAGGCAGTTCTGCTAGCTACAGGAGTACATCAGCTTCGCTACACGTTCTCCCTGCTAGACTGCCTGGCCGGCGAGACAGACAACTTCCGAGTAGAAGTTCGCGGAACAGTAGCTGATCCATCTGAGATTCATCTCGGGTGTATCAGGATGGATGATCGGGAAAAGATTCCAAATCAGCGTCCAGTAGCTGTACCTGGACCAGATCAAGCTGAGTTGATAGGCGGATACGCCTCCTTCGATGGGAGGAGTAGTTACGATCCAGAAGGTCAGCCTTTGAAGTTCTGGTGGAGCGTTGTTGAGGCTCCAGATGGAACAGCATACAGACTCAGAGTTGTCGGCTCTACTCCTACTGATCCTACTGGCCATACGAATGTAGTGCTCTGTCCTGCTGGCCCACCTGCAGAGCCGTTCTCTGGGATCCTTGAGGGTGACATCTTTGTAAATGAGGATGGATTCTCTCAGATCATGTATGTTGATCCTGGTGGTGATTACTTCGTTCTTACAGATGACATCCTCACAGCAAGTACGTCCATTGAAGGCTACGTTGCAAAGCAGTCTATTTGGGGTGGCGCTAGACTACCAACCGTTGTGCAAGATGTTCTGGATGTTCTAGACATTCCACCACCATTGCCAACTGATGGAGACACCTATCTAGTGGGCACTGCTCCAATTGGTCTATGGATCGGTAGGGCTGGGTACTTGGCTGCGTGGAGCAGTTCGGGTGGCGTATGGCTATTCACGCTTCCGTCCTTTGACAGTGTTGTGTACATCATTGCGAGGTTTGAATGCTATCGCCATGCAGGTGCCGGCCTCTGGTACGAATCGGCGCCAAAGGGTTGGGAGCTCGATTACTGGGAGGGTAGGACTGCACCAATTGGTGTGGTACTTGTGGACGCTCTCCGTCTGTACGTGATCAATCTGCTTGTCAATGATGGCGAGATAGACAGCCTTCCAGCAGAAGTGCTCCTCAATTCCTATGAGACCAGTGTCATGTACGGTCTCACTCCCGATCTGAGCTTCGTATGGGGATTCATATCTGACTTCTGGAAGCTTGTCGATGGACGTGAGAAAGCCGAAACAATTTGGTCTGGGCTGGCACAGGTCTACTCTGATCTGCTCATGAGACTCTGGCAGTATGACTACTCCAAGAGCATCATGGACATTCAGAGGCTCTTCCAGGTTCGTTGGATCGACTACAGTCTGGTGTACGAGGAGTCCAACTACGAGGAGCTCCCGGCTACTATCGAGAGTGCTATTGATAGCTCGAGCTATTCAATCGTTCCTGGAGTAGTAGGTCGATCCTATGACCTAGGAGTAACTGTAGCGAACGTTTCAGATCAGCATTACCTGGTGCTGGATGGCATTCCATACAAGATCATACGTGTTGAACAGGGAGCTACTACGACCGTCACAACCTCTGTGGCCATGCCCTATGATGACGTGCTAGGTGTGGAGACCGTACCACCAGGTTCTCCCGATGATGGGGATTCATACATGGTCGGTATCGGTGCTGGTGGGGCGTGGTTGGCACTAGATGGACAGATTGCCACGTGGGATGATGGGAGTAGCTCATGGGAGATCAGTGCTTCTACTCGTCCTAAAGCATGGATGATTAGAGCCAGCGTAACCTCGAGGTTCAGTAACTTCTCCGACCTAAGAGTGTCTTCAGGGGATACAGCGACCTTCGAGGTAAGACTCTCTGACAGTGTGACGTACGTCGAGTGCTACATCTATGCCGTTCGTGGTGGTGTGCTAGTATTCGATCAAACAAATATTGCAAGCTATCTCGCTGACGACTCATACACGGTAAGGTTCAAGAGTGTCCTTCGTAGACACCAGATGCAGGTAGATAGCCTTGTAAAGGCAGTGCCGAGGCTGCAGGAAACGATAGCGATAAACAGAGTCTCAGGTGCCGCAGCCCCCTATCTGGAGAACAGAGACTACAGGATTGAGGAGATCACAACGATCGAGAACAACGAGGTCAACACGATCCAGTTCTACAATCTGTGGTATCCCTCTGTCCTGCGCGGCTTTGCCGGGTTCACTACTGCCCCAGATCATAACTACTTCTATGACAACACTGTCGACTTCGAGACAGCGTTCGGCGTAGACGCGGATCTCAGTGAGTACGTAATTGAGATCGAGGGTGGGAGCATCCATCGTCTTAGTTCTGTGGTCAGTGCCACTCAGGTAGAGCTATTTGACCCAGAGCTCGAGCTCGGTCTATCAGGAAAAAAGTGGTGGATACGTCAGTGTTACCTTCCACCAGCTACCTTGTGGGCAGAGATCACCTTCCTAAACAACAATCCGTTGATCGAAGCCAACTTTGGTTATCTAGTCGGCTTTGGGCTAGATCACCTTGCTGCTCGAACGGATAACCTGGATTACCTATCTGCTACTCAAGGACTCTGGTACTTCAAGTGGCACGGAAGGACACCGTACAACATCCGTGTAGGATCACAGATCATACTCGGTCTACCATTTGCAGAAAAGGCAGGTACGGTAGTAGACATCCAGGATCCGTTTGATGGAACAAGATCTAGGATACTGATTCAAGACAGCGACAGTGATCTGATAGTGAGATCGTACTTCCTCCCAACAGTTGTTGGGATAGAAGAAAACCCAGCAACAGGACTTCCGTATGCTCCCGGCGATTCCATCACTCGATTTGCTCCACTCTCTAAGGGCGTTGACGTTGTAGACTACATTAGTGATCCAGAGTGGTTCAAGCCGTATGTAGGGTCAGGAGATTTCTACGAGGCGCAGAAAGTGCACAGCTTCGGAGTGATTGTGGACTCCGACGTGTACAATCTGACAAACCTAACATTCTTGATCGACTATATTCGTGGCTCGTGGGCTCGAGATGTAGTTCAGAACAAGCCTCCGTACACTTGGCCGCTGTTTGCCGTAGTCAAAAGGCTCTACGACACTATTGATGTGGCGGATCCAATGCAGTTCGGTCCCAGTCCTCCTCCGCTACCATATGTCTACCCGGAAGAGTGGCCCGACTACCCAATAGCTTTGACGTGGGGCGACTCTCCCTACGAAGTGATAAGGGGAGTGGGGGCGCTGTATGGTGCAGACAAGAAGTTCCATGAACCTCCGCTATCACCGTCCAATACCAGGCACGGAACTCGGTATGAGGTGCTCTCTTCCGGAACTGGCGTGTTTGTAGGCCAAGGCGGGAAAGTAGCTATCTGGAACGCAGATACCGGTGTCTGGTCGTTCCTTCCTATAGTACCGGGAGAGCCACAACGTACAGAGTTTGGCGGCCTACATCTATCCGATGTACCTGCTCGGATACCCGATGGCTGGTCGGGTTCGTGGTCTACTGGAGAGCCCGGAACCCATTCACCAACGAGGGCCGAGGGCACATTCAAGGTAGATGAGCGGAATACAAGTGGGCACGTCATCCACCACGTAGATGAACCTCTGCTGGCCGTCAACATCTTGACGGATGGCGACATGGAGGATGGGATTGACCCAGGACCAGGACGTCCATGGACGCTGTACGGAACACCAACTGCAGCTACAAAGATGAATGAACCTCCTGGTAAGGTTCATTCAGGAACGTTCAGTACCTGGATATCCTCTGGTGATCCGTATGAGGGGATAGTGCAGAGCTTTCCTGCTGTGGTCCCGACCGGGTTCCAGATTGGTGCCAGGGGAAGTCTGTACGTGGTCACCGGTGTTGCCCTCATTCGCCTTATTGATCAGAATGGTATTACCGTTCTAGCTGAGATCAAACGCAACTTCCCGTCCGCTACGTGGATCGATTTCACCATACACGCATGGGAGGTCAGTAGATCGTTAGTAACACCGGTACCGCCGCAGATTCAGATCTTGACAGGACCAGCTGGAGCAGAGTTCTATGTTGATGACGTGTCTGCATACCAGATCGTAATGCCATGGAGTCAATGGGGGGTTGATAGATCGATCATGGGAAGAACAGGTGGCTACACGTTTGGAGGGTCACCGGACGAGTACTGGGAGTTCAAAGCGTATGCTCCACTGCCTTAGGAGGTCGCGTTGTTCTACATCGAGATTGATGACAAGGTCGGTTTCATATTCCCGGTTGATGCTGCCAGCGTAGAAGATGACGAGCAGATACTGTCCGGACCAGCTCCAGCAGCGCCACCAGCTCCTGGAGTTGATCCGTGGAATGGTCCCTACGGTCATCCAGTGACAGAGTGGACAACCGCAAATGGCTATCCAGCAGTAGGCTTTGGTGGAGCTCCAGGTTACAGTCTAGCCCCACCAAAGTCCTGGAAGGTAGATGTTCCTCTTCCAGATGGCTGGTATACTCGGATTTCAAGAAGGGACAAATACTCCCGATGAGTAAGACCCGATCGACGTTCAAGGATGATGTTCGCGTCCATGAGAACTTCAACATCAGGATGCATAAGCCTGGTGGAGGGGATGATCAGTGGCGTGGAGGTGGGGGAGATGGCGCTCCTCCAATCAAGGTGTTCTCCAACGTCAGTCTCAGACTACGTGATCCAAAGAGCAATCAGGTAGTGGATGAGCGAGAAGATCATAACATCTTCCTCAACTACGGAAGAGATTGGCTAGCTCGACTCATTGGGTTGGATACGGGCGGCTCTCCTTTCCGAAGTGATCGAGTCAAGCTTGTTGCTTTTGGGATCGGCGGCACTGCTCAGCTTGTTCCATCAGCGGACATCCGTCTCCAGTATCCTGGATTCCCAAATGATTGGGTAGGTGGCGCCGGAACTGGCGATCCTACTCAGACCCAGATAGATCCTGATGTGACTGCATTGGAGTGGCCGGTCGAAGTGGTAGTCACTGACTACTACGATCTGATCAGCCAGCCCAATACGTTTCCTGGATCAACAGGTGTCATACGCTTCACGTCTGTTCTCGGTCTTACGGAGATAAGCTTCGGCGCTCACCCAAGCGTTCCTCTCTCCGAGATAGGTCTATTCACTGAAGGGGTGGTAGACGAATCGATTCCACCGGTAGTATCTGCTGGGCTTCCAGCTGATAAGTATATGATCGCGTACCATACTTTTGACACGCTCTCCAAGACGACTTCTTTTGTCCTAGAAGTTGATTGGGAGATCAGGTTCTCATAGGAGTGAAGGATGACTCTTCCACATCGTATCAACATCACAAGCGGTGGAACTGGTGCTGATCCTGGCGAAATGTTTTTTGGTTGTCAGGTAGACCGTATCGACGGCCCTCCTGGTACAGGATCCCGCGCCTTTTCTCCTGGTGAGGACGCGCTCTCCAAGAACTTCAACCGTTCGGCATTCGCCCTCGCTGAGAACGATGAGTATCTCGGAGACATCGTAGTCAAACGAGAGCTGGCGTACAAAGAAGTGGGTGTGCTTGCAGCCTTCAGTGCGAACAACATCAAGATAGATCCAAGTGGTGCTTCGCTGGGAAACGTGAACTACACGGGCAGCCTCTACCTTGGGGAAGCTGGGTGGCCGGCATCTCAAGAGAACCTCGACAGCCTCTTCCAGCTCTTGGACGAGAACTACAACGAGGTGATCGTTGATGGCGTGGAAGTGAAGATCACTTCGATCCAAGCTCCACGAGCAGTGGGGGACGAGTTCGTCACCACAATCACCCAGCTCAATCTCAACAAGACCGTACCATCAGCGAACTATAGGATCGCCTACGGCAGAGGGACTACGCTCGAGAACATTCCCGCCTACTCTTTGATAGGAGCAGACATCCGTGGTCTGCATGAAGCAGCGGGCGAGACGAACCGCAAAGCGTTCGTGGTGTGTACTCCTGCCGGTGGAACTGGCGACTTTGCGGGTGCTGATGCCGTTCTCAATGCACTAGCAGCGTACCCATCTGGGGATGTGGTGATCTTCATCAGAAACGGCAGCTACAACATAGCCAATGCTGGGATCACAGCAGTTCCAAGAGGAGTGACGCTGGTCGGAGAGGCGGTTTCTGGTCCTGGAGTTGCGAACGGGGTCATTCTACTTCTCAATGGTGCTGGTGGAATTGTACTCCTGGGAGCCGATAGCCACATCGAGAAGATCCAGTTCAGGGCGGCCACACCTGATGGGACACAAATCCTTGCCGTGTTCAACGCCAACTGCTCACTGAGAAACGCATCGATTGATCAGTTGAAGTTGTCCGTTTCTGGAGACTGGAGCACGATCGAAAACGTCAGGATCCTACCATACGACGTTGCGATCGAAGCTGATCAGTCCAATCACAGCAAGTTCAAGAACATCGAAGTCTCAGAGCCGGCTGTAGATACCGCGAGTGAGCTGGTCCTGTTCAGTGGAAACACTGAAGGACTCGTAGTCACTGATCTGAATGTGACCATCACTACGGCTGGATTCAGTGTAGGAGGGATCACACTATCTGGAGCGGCCACCTACTTTCAGAGAACTCGATTCGATAACTGCTACGTGCAGTCTCAAGATGGCATTGCGCTGTCCATTATCGGCAAGTGTTGGGGAGTGTCTTTTGAGGACTGCGCGTTTTACAGCGATAGAACGATCGTAGACACTGGATCAACAGTGTACGATCTGGATATCAGTTTCAGAAACTGCTACTTCGACAATCAAGGATCGGCCTGGTACAGAACGCACGCAGCTCGATTGATGAGCACGACCCCGTCTGGCGGATTCACCAGCACAGGTGGTGTTGTTCTGGAGAACTGCCACTTCTCCGATTCATATTGTACTGGAAATACTGATCCCGCTGATCCGGGTGGAGTGCCAACTGCTGGTGTAGCATTTCCTGTACTAGAGTTTTCAGGTGTCAGTGGCAGGAACGTTTCCTTTCAGCGAACTCTGCTTGCTTACAACGTTGAAGACTCCCCGTGGATGAGTTTGAGTAACTGCAGGATCAATGGAGTAACCCTCAATGCTTCAGGCGGAACGTTCACCCCATTCAGCTATGCAGGCTATAGTGATGGGATCATCGAAGTACTGGGGCAGAGTTTCATAACTGATCTGAGATACGTAAATGCTCTGAAGGATGAAGTTCACAGATCAGTAGTCTTTGTCCACAACACTGCTGACTATACCAGCACGACTGATGTAGCCACTGATCTCCCGGCAGTGATAGACGGCCTGCACATCGCATTCGATGATGGTAGCGCTTACTTCAATAGTGAGACACCAGCCCCGTATGAACACGGCATGCTGCTTACGATGGATGGTAATGCCATAGTTCGTCGATTTGTGATGAACAATGACGTGAAATTCCAAGTGAAGACCACCATGGTCACAAACTATACCAATGTTCTGATTCTGCTAAAGGGTCGATATAACACTTTCGAGGACTTTCAGATCTATTTGAAGGCTGTTGATCAGGGTACTGTGTCTCGAGTCATTGTGATCGGTTCTGCGGATAATGATCACCAGAACATCGTGCAGAACGGCAAGATTCACATAGAGCATACCGTGGTGGATGCACTGAAGTACCCAATACACGCGATCAGTGCGTTGTACGGTTCTGGTGTGATCGTCAACGGTGTAACTGTATATATGACAACGCCAGATACTGATATGCGTGCTATCTATATCAATTCGTTCTTTTCCAGGGTGGTCAACTGTCATGTGGACATTGATGGCGATTGCGCGACTGAGAGCGGACTGATCGCCTTTGATAGCGACGGCATAAACGGCCCAGCAGAGACTTGCACGTGCATAGGGAACATCATGCGAGCACGTACACTACTAGCCGGCCCACCAACTATAGTCGTTGGTGGCGGTGGCACTCTTGGTGCAGATGTTGGAAATGTTCTGATCAAACAGACTACTCCCGCCTATCCTACTGAGTAGCTTCCGCGTGATACCATCCACTAAGGAGGTTCACTCATGGATGAGATCATTATTATCTTCCTAAGCTGGCAGTTCCTTCTGGTTACGTTTGCCATCTACCTCATGTTCGGTCTGTTCAATGGGATCAGAGAATGGGAAGGGATTGGTCACTACCTATGGATCTTGGGTGGTAGACCAAGTCTGAGATGGCTACGGAAGCTCTTGAAGCTCATGGAAGCGCTCAAGGTTCCGATGCTAGCTCTCATGGGATTCGGTCTCGGTTGGTTACCAGGTATGCCGAGACCTACTCCATTAGAGAGCAGTTCCACACTGACGTTGGCTATCCTGTACGCCATTGCCGGTATCTTCTCCATGTTCATAGTCAAAGCGATCAGAAAAGCTCTTGAGGCTAGAGGAATTGACATCGATCTGGATATGCAGCCAAAGACGCAGATCGGTAAGAGGAAGTTCTCGTGATCAACAGGATGACAATCGAGTCGTTTCGTGACGAGCTGTGCAAGATCGCAGAGGGAGACGCAGTACCACTTGTAAGGTGGCTCCCAAAGGATCCAGATAAAGCATTGCATCGTATACGGAATCACATAGACCGATCGACTAAAGAGATCTTAGGTCACAAGAACGTTGCTGTGAGAGCCAAGAAGCTTGGAGACCTAGAGCAGCTTGGTTTCAAAAAGACTAGGATGTCTGTACCACTGCCGGGAGAACGTATGGGAACGCACTCTTGGAGAAAAGGCGATCTCCATGCTCATCTTCTTGGCGAGCACTACTTGATGCATAGAGACAGAACAGAGCCAAAGGGAGTACTAAGATCAGCTATTCACGTCGTCAAAGAGGGTATTCCAGCAGCGGTACGTCGGATCAGGAATAGGAAAGAGATAGAGGTATCCAGATGATCATATTCTTGAAGTGGGCGTACTACTGGTCCAAAAGAAACTGGAAGTGGATTCTCTTTCCTATTGGAGCGGCAATAACTCTTGCCGGATACATCGCTGGCAGATCAAAGAAGTTGGTACTGGTTGCTCCAGATCTTGGTGATGCTGGTGAAACAGCAATCGATGCTACCGTAGCAGCTGGTGAAGAACGTGATCGGAAGTTAGAAGAGCTGAGAGAGAAGAATCAAGCACGCCTTGAGACATTGAATATTGAGCAACAGAAAGAGCTTGAAGGGTTGAAAGACAAGTCGCTAGAAGAGGTGGTAGCATGGTTCGACAAGATCTAGTAGTTCTCTTCGTAGTCTTGTCCCTTCTGATTTCCACAACAGCTTCAGCGGAGGAAGCGATATGCGGTCCTCAAGACTATGCCAGCAGCTCTCAGCCCAACTTCGAGTGCCCCAGCCCTGGTGAAGCAGAAATGGTTCCTGATCTACATCCTCCAGCATCCATTCCAGTAGCAGCTAATGCACAAGTGAAGGCTGTGTGGGATGGAGCTCTCGTACATCGTGATCGTCTTGTAGAGGTCGGCCTTCGTGTTAGGGCCATACGCAGACTCCGGTGGGCTGATTCGCTTCGTATGGTTGCTGAGTACGCGGTCAATCTGGAGCATGTGCGTACGGTGAGCAGGATACAGCTAGAGCACATGTCGGCGCAGAGAGACGCCTACGAAGAGAGATGGCGAGCAGCTGAGGAACGTGTGCTCAGATCGGAACGATGGTGGCATAATCCAGCCCTCTGGATAGGGGTTGGTATGGTAGTCGCTGGGTGCCTATTTGCGCTGGCTTCCTACGGCCTTTCAGCAGTCTCAGACTGATCCATGACTAGGTAAGAAAGAAGACCCAGGAGAACACGAACCGCGACAGGGCATGGAACTGCGCGCGTCCGATCTCCTGGGTCTCAAGTTGGAAGAGAGAAAGGATTAGCTCCTCCACCTCACCATTCTTATACCACGAACGTACTAGTAGTTCACGATCTCCCTAGCAGCGCGTATGAGGACAGTTCGTGCCCTTTCCAACGTTGTAACGTTGTCCAGGCACAGTCCTACTAGCGTAGCAAGCTTCTTGATCTCTTCCAATGACATCTTTCTAAGATCCTCGTCAGTCAATTTGATGCAGGGATCACCGTCCTGAAAACGTTTGACGGTCCCGCCGTCTGACTTACGATCTCTTCAATCGTCTTTGTCGGTTCTACCGAGGCGCTTGTCCACAAAGGGCTTTGACCTCTCAAAGAGATCAGCAAATCCTTTGAGCGGTTCTGCGGTGCCCATCTTGAAGATCCGAGCCGTAGCCAGCTTCATGACCTCCTCGAATTGAACGCTGTCTTCGACGAACTTGAGGACGGCGTTGACCTTGTCGGAAACCTCTCCGATGGCGTTGCCCATGGAAACGAGAGCATCCAGAACGCTCTCCATCTTCGCCTCGAGGGCTGATGTATCAGATGATGCTTCTGGTTCGGCCTGCCTGGACTCTTCACGCTTGGCTCGTCGACCTTTGCGCGGAGCTTCAGCTTCGTGCTTCTCTACGCCGTCGTTCTCGTCTTCTGGAGTCTCCTCCGGCGGATCCTCACTTGGATCGGGTTCTGGATCTGACTCGACACCCTCGACGTCGTCGTCATCAAAGACTTTCGAGTATGGATCATCATCGTCTTCGTCTTTTTCTTTCACTTTCGAGCTACGCTTGGGGCTCTTTTCCTCCTTACGTGGCTCAGGGCTCTTGTCCTTGTCCAGGCTGAGAATGTTGATGTCGCCCTCATCGAACTTGGTCATGATGAGCTCGATCATACTGTCCTCGCCGGCGATTTCGGCTTCTCGTACCTCTTGCTGTGTATAGCCCGCAAGGTGCATGACGCGGCGCAGACGGTACTTGGCCATCTTCAGAATCACTTGTCTGAATGCCTCTCGCTCTTTGTTGTTACCCATTGTCACTCTCCTTCCAATCTGGCTTTGTTAGCCATGTAGCAGACAAGAACCTCGGCATCATGATGCCGGAAACAGTTTCTGTGGCAGTGTGTGAGTAGTTGATCTCGAATCTTGTGGAGGTTCCTTTCCAGAAACTCCATCAATCTTCTCCGAGCTGGATCAAGTGGGTGTACAACTCGTTGTATCTCTCCACGCTCAAGGATCATAGCCAATATGTTTCTAGGCATACCTCTGTGGGCTCTGACACCTATCAGATTGAGAATCTCGATCATCTCAGTCGAGTTCATCGCCTTCAAGTCTCGAGGGTCGATATTGATCCCGTTCTTACTGATCTCATCATCCCAGTCTACGGTATCCCAGTACCATTTCTTCTTCAGCCCCATAGAACTCCCCAGATCGTCTCTTCGATCCCACCCTCTAGCCTAGTCATTTCGCTGTCATCGATCAATTCGTAGAGACCTACCTCTACTCTAGAATCCTCTTCATCGCAATGCTTGAACTGGATCACTGAATGGATGTGACTATCATCCACACCGATGGCCTCCATGATAGCGTCGATCAGTAGCTTATTCCTATTGGTGGTGTCTATCTTCTTGTAACGATTCTGGGCCTTACCTTCTATCCAGCCCTTGTTCTCCGTGTGCTCGAAAAACAGCTTCACTATGAGGAGGTATGGAACGTCCTTGTGGAATTCGATCTTATTCTTGCTGCGTATGACTAGCTCAGCGATAGCAGAGGCGACTGATCTTTTGTACTTCTTAGCTTCATCCGTAAGGGCTCGTGCTATTCCGCCCTTGCTAGTTCTGAGGTTGAAGTAGATGCGGTTGTCCGTTGGCGGAAGCGTGAGAACGATGTTGAAGAAGGCTTTCCCTCTCCGCGTTCCCACACTGTCTTCAGGAACATTTCTAGGAGTCGTCGTCACTGAGAGTGTCCTTCCCACCTAGTACTTGATCTCTTTTTCTCTTCATGCGCTCGACGTTGTGATCTCTTCGATACTGATCCCACTCTCTTGTCCTGAACTCGACATCGCGGGATAGTAGTCTGTCACATTTGTCCAACGTGTCACAACGGGCTTCGAGGAAGTCTGCCACTCCCTGCCACTCCAGCCTTTTCAGGTTCAGCTTCTTGTAGTCGATATTGGTTCGTGACTTCGCTCTTCGTTCTTCGGCAATGCCCTTCGACTGCTTGAACACTTCATCACGCACGTGTTTGGAGGCCTCTTCATACGCCTCAGCTGTCACGCCTGCTATGGCGCGCATCTCGATAGCATAGGAGTAGATCGATATGATCTCACCACGTTTGTCGGTGATCTCTTTGTTGGAGATCTCAGATGGATTATCGGGCATCTCTGGAAGCAGAGATCGACCCTTTCTTCGTGGCATAGGAGCAGGATCGAATCCCATCTTCTGGAGACGTGCGAGTACCTTCTCACGGACGGAAGAATACTCCTTCAGGTCGTCATCCAGACCAATGACCTGCTCGCTCAGGTCGATCTTTGCCGCTTTCCTTCCTTCAGTCATGCGAACCTCGGTTCCATAGTCCTCCTTCTCTGTGATGACAGTCCTCGTGGCTCACACTTCTCCAGATAGGGACATCCGTAGCAGTGCCTGCCTACCATCTTAGGAGGCTCTTCCATTCTATCGGCGATCCTGAGGATCCTATTTAGTCGTTCAGCGATCGGATTCCAGATCTTCTGCTTCTCGAATAGTACAGGTATCGATTTGAAGATCGATTTGTCCTTGTTCACGTAGAAGACAAGGGTGACCGGTATGTCCCCCGTTATCATGTATCCGTGCATCTGCTTCTCGTAGTCCGATCCAGCACTATCACGAAGAGCTACGAATCCATTATCATTGATCGACTTCCAGTCTATGATCACTCTGATCACCCACTTGACACCTTCGAGGATGATCTCTCTTTCCATCACACCGTCACAGCTGCCGCATAGACGGTAGTTGTCCGCAACTGGGCTAGTCTTCCATAGTCGAACCTCATCGTCATACACGAAGTTGTGGTAGATCGCCATCGTGTGCATGTAGTAGTTCATTTGAAGATGGATGACAGTTCCAGTGTCGAAGACGGCCTGCTGTGGCTGCTTTTTCTTTACCTCTTCCTCTCCGATCAATTGCAGAAAGAGTCTCATGTCGCAGCTGTATTTGAATGCAGATGGGTGAAAGCGGCAGTGATTACGATCTTCGTTCCACGTGAACTTGGTGGTCCACTGCATACCCTTCATGGCAGCGGCCTTCGCCCACTCCTGCACCTCTCCCGCAAAGTCCCACTTGCGAAAGAATTCACGGACAGTAGATCTACCTATTTTTTCAAGGTCGGCTATCGTCTTCAGCTCAATTACTTCCATTGATCAACTCCAAGAAGTCATCCCAGTCCAGCACAGCTACATTGGACTTACCTGTACGAAATCCGATCTTCATGGCTCCAATTCTCCCAGTCCTTTTCGCTTCTGTGATCAACTTTATCGTATCAGCTTCTCTGAGGGTGAACTGTTTGGCGGCTGTATACTTGTCATCTATCACTAGGTGTTCGTTTCGAGCATCACCTTTGGAGATTCCAGATCCAGATGCTGGTGTAGTCTTACCGCCTATTTCTTCTGCACAAGCTCGTTCACGCTTACGAGCAGTCTTATTGATCAGACGCTTCTGGCTCTTTGTATTGATCTCTACCACGTCGGATGGCAGTATTACAACGCTAGGAACTTGATCTTCCAAACACTTGATACACATCTTTACCTGATCCATGCGGTAAAGTTGGACGCTATCATCCGTTTTCGCAACTGACACACAGAGACCGTACAAGCCGCCAACGTTATGACAGTTAGTACAAGCTCCATAGCCGAAGCGGGTCAGAGTTGCAGATGCTACAGCCTGTGGAGACATGAGACTTTTGCCGCTTCCAGGCATGTGTAGTACATCTTCTCAAATAGACTATGATCCTCGTAGAGAGCGCTCACCAAATCCGCTCCCTTTTCTCCCCAGGGAAGCAATTCAAGTACAACTTCCCCATCAGGTTTGATCAGATCACGCCGCTGCCCTTGTCGTATCAGCAGTCCCATGGAATCAGCCGTATTTACAGCATCCTGATAGGCGTCGAAGCCGTGTTTGAAGTAGTAGGCCACTTCTCCTTTCCCGCCTTCATGACAGCCAACCTTGCCCTTCATCACTTCCCACTTGACCCACTTGCCCTCGAGCGGTTTCTTCCTATCTGCAGGTAGGCGCTCACCTCTGCTAAGAGTGACATCCAGAAGCTTCCCGTGTCTTATGGCCCACGGTCCTTCAACTGTCCACGCCTTATCGTACGCACCACGCCTATTGCGGTTAGCGCGTACTTGGTTGATCATTATCAAACTTGTCATGTTCATCGTTCCATTGGATGGGTTGGAAAAGCTGTTCCAGCATAGTCGCATGAAGTCCGACAGCAGAGCCGCAGATGCAGACTGCTTCGGTTCGTCCTCCATGTCAGTCTCCACACGATACTTGCTAACAACCGATCCTATAGAATCCAAGACGATGATCTGACATCGGTTTTCACTGATCAAGTCGATCACTGACTGAAGTCTGCGTTCGGTACTACCCTCATCTCCTATGATGAACTCGCCAATGCTAGATCGTCTCTTGGCGATGATGTCTTCAGATAGTGGAGCTAGACCCCGCTTCTCGCGCTCCTTGTTCTCGAACATCAGATCCATATCTGAGGACGGAACGACTACACCATTGATCCGTGCGTGGGGCTTATCATACGGAACTTCGAGCCATACCCACCCTATGCAGGACTGCTCTCCGTACAGCTGTTGTACCTGCGATATGATCCTGTTGCATAGGGAGTTCTTCCCTATGCCTTCTGGAGCTGCGATTTGAGTCACTCCGCCCGCCGGTATTCCTCCACCTGTGGCGCAGTCTAGTGAGGCAATGCCGAATGGCCTGCGGAGAAGGAATGGATTACCGGCTTCCGAAGCTCTCTTCAGCACTGTCCTTTTCGCTTGTTTGTTCACCCTGGCGACTAGTGCATCCAGCGACATTCCAGACAGGAATATCTCTGTTGGAATCTGGAGTCTGTTGAGATCAAACTGGTCGCCAGGATTCTCGATCTTCTCGGTCTTCTTGATCTTCTTGGCTTTTCTAGAAGCCATCGCTCTCTCTTCTCTCGAAGGGTTTGCTGCCGTGGATAGGGCAGGCAGGCGGTTTCCCTGCTAGTTTCTCCCCACACACTGGACAAACTCCAGATGCAGCCGCTTCCTTCACTTTTGGATCTTTCTTTTCAGGTTCGTATCCGTACTTTTCCATGAGCTTTCCTCCTCTTTTGACTAGTGATAGTTGGAGCGATAGTCGCCATGTCTGACTCGATCTGAATGCGATCTTTACGTACGGTCTGGTCATTTTCAGACCTTGGATCTTTGTGTTGTACGCAGGGTGTGGTGGCCGAAAGTAGGGGCGGAAGTCTCCAAAGTTGAGAATACGAACGTTCTCACCTTGTAGAGTAGCCGCTATGATCGTAACGAAAGCCTCATCGATCACTCTCTTCACGTCGGCCGCTGATAGGCGACTACCGTAGTAAGTAGCTAGAGCATTGTGCACTGCCTTGTATAGACCGTCTCGTGTCATACTTTTGCTTCCACCCAGTTGTTGCCTATACCAGGTTCTGCCCTCAGCGGAACTCTGAGTGTGATCCAGGGATGTTCCATATGGTACTGAACTATCTTGGCAGCCTCCTCTGCATTCTCTTCTGGACACTCACCAACGATCTCGTCATGTATCTGCAGAAGCATTTCGTACCCAAGCTCCTTCAGGCGTTGATCGTTTTCTATTCTGATCATTGCGCACATACAGATGTCGGCAGCTGTGCCTTGGATGATCGTATTCGGTCCTTGACGATCACCATCACGAGAGAGCTTGCACTCTGCGCACCAGCACAGATCACGACCTTCTTTGAGCGCTTCCCACCTATGATGCTCCTGATCCTGCCAGTCCATGATGTCTGGTAGCTGGCGACGCCTTCCAAGATAGGTCTCTACATACTTGGTGTCTGCAATTTTTCGGTAGGTGCCTTTTATAAACTCAGATGCTCCAGGTATCCTCTCGAAGTATCTATTGATCAGATCTTGTGCCTTGTTACCTGCTTCGATCTTTACCGTCTTCTTATCCCACTCTGGATGTTCCGCAGCTAGTTCGTCTATGAAGCCGAGTTCTTTGGCTAGGCTATTCTTCGCCTTCCCATAGTTCAACACGTGATCCCCACATTGCTGTGGGCGCTGACTATCCCTTCGTCTGCTTGCGACGTTTCTTCCAATCCCGCTCTCGCAGGTTCTTTTCCGGCAGGCATTTGTCACAGCGAGTACTTCGTGGGCCTGTCGGTCGAAACGTGCGACCGCACTGGACGCACTTCTTTGGCTTGAAATGCACTTCATTAGGCAGGTTATCAATACAGTTGTGGACGAGGACCTGGTGACACCTCTTGCATAGTGGTTCGAGGTTGCCGATGGAATTATTATTCCGATCCTCGTCTTTATGATGGACGAGCACAGCCTGTTCTCTACAGAGTTGACACACGTGACCGTAATGATCATAGGCCAACTTTTGATAGTAGGCTGGTGATCTTCCTCCACGCCAGTGATTGTTCTTCGGTCCTGCCTGTTGATAGTTGCCTTTCCGTTGCATGAGTCCAGATTAGTTGCAGACGCCTGCCGTGTCAACGAGAGAGGAGGCATGACTAGCCGATCGGATGAACACCGATCTCTCGTTGAGAAGATCATGTAGCTGATCTCCAAGTCGATACACTACGCCTGGCAGCGCAGCACGGGATTACCCTTGTAGGGCTTCCCCGTTTTGAGCAGGTTTTAGTTCGGCCTGACTCGTCTCGTCCACCGAAGCCGACTACTTTTATGTACAGTCTTAGCATACGAAGATGCTTAGCGCGCTCAGAGTGATCATCTTTATTCTTTTTAGCAGCTGTTACATCATCGTAAGGCTCTCCCCATACCAGTTCCACATTGGAGGTATGTATGTCCTTACCGGCTTTGATATTTCTGATCATACCCTTGTCTTTGGAGAAATGGGCAAGGATGAACATCTCTAGCTGCTCATAGTCAGAAACGATCAGTTTCTTTCTGAGACTAGCTATGAATCCGGTCCTGATATCGAAGTCGTCACGAGGTCTGGGCTGGTTCTGAAGATTGGGCTCACGAGAGGATAGTCTTGCGGTATCAGCTACGTGTTGTGTAAAGGTGGTATGAATACGATCTCTAGCGTCTTTCCTCTCTAGCAATCCATCTATGTACGTGCCGAGAAGCTTGCCAAGCTCTCGATGTTTCAGAATCAGCTTCGCCTCTTCAACTCCCTCGTCGGCGTAGTGCTGCAGCACACTGGCATCCACAGACGGCTTCTTCTCACCAGATGATCCACCACTCGTGAACTTGATGGGCTGTAACTTCAGCTTGTTGAAAAGAAGATCGGATATCTGTGGATTGGAATTGGGATTGATCACAGTTCCGGCGAGCTTGTTGAGCACCTTTTCCGTACGAGCAATGTCCTCCACTATTTTGGGGCGCATCTCGTTGAAGTACTTGGTGTCGAGTCGTATGCCTCTTCGTTCCATGTTGTAGAGCACACGGGTGAATGGCACCTCGAACCACAAGAACACGTCCCACAGAGTACGGCCCGCCCACGTCACAACGTTTTCGAGCTGCTCCTTCAGTCGATGAAACAGACGAAGCACAGCCCATGCGTCCATACTGGCATAGTCGACCACACGATCTGGGTCCTGCTCGTAAACCTCCGTCAGGATTTCGTACATCTCCTTGTTGTGCGGCTTACGCGGCTTACCCTTCCTGTCCTTCGGGTAGAACGTTTCGGCAAAGGTAGCCATCCTCTCCCCGAACTCTCGGGTGTAGGAGGACTTCAGATCGTGTGGTCGACCTGGATCGACTAGCCTATCCATGGTCAACGTGCACATCAAGTCGCCTGACAACGGAAACCCGCTATTAGCGAGTACGTTGGCATCGTACTTGATCTGTGAACCAACCCAGGACTTCATCTTGTCACTCAGTACTGGACGAAACTCTTCCAGCATCTGAGACTCCAAGAAGTAGCGGTCGTCTCCAGTTGAGAGAGACCAGAAGACCACCGTGGCTCGATTGATATCGAGCCCGGTGGTTTCTGTGTCTATCGCCAGCAGGTCGAAATGGGCGAGCTTCTCCTTCAGCATACGAACGTCTGAAGAAGTCTTGATTACAACTGGATCAGGTCTATCCAAGCTCCACCCATGTCGACGCATCTTCTAATCCTCGTCCCATGCACTGGAGCCAGTGCGCGGTCCACCTTCGTTGTCGTCTTCCTTCTCGTGCTTCTCTTCTTCGACCACAGCATCTCGGAACTCTTGAGGCACCTTTAGCCTGTAGAGCTTCGCTTGTGCCTTGAGAGAGACGTGGGGGAAGACTTTGTCCAGATCCACTGAAGTCATGAGCGGCTTGATCTTTCCCCACTCTTCATCAGTTACGAGATCGTAGCGCCTTACCTGTAGTGAGGTCGTAGCACCATCACCAGACTTGAAGAGGGCCATCTTCACGTTCCACAGATTGAGCGGACTTGCGCTGCTACATTTGCTGCATTCATTGACTGCTCGCATGTAGCCGACATGTCCACATGATTTGCATTCTTGAACATCGAGCCGTATTGCCTCGAGCTCTCTTTTGTCTACTGGATCTCTTTCAAGATCACGATAGCAGACCCCACACTTCGGACATTCGTAGGCTGGTATAGAGATCTCTCCACCACAATTGCACGCTGCCGAAAGGGTGAAGTCGACAAAGTCAGTCAGCTGATCTGTGAAGCTCGAACCAATGGGCCAGTACACTCGACGGCCAAACTGCTTCTCGACGCCAGCTTTGCAGTGTTTGCATCCACGACCCTCACACTCAACGGGTGTTTTGTAGAACTTGCCCGTTCGGTCATTCTTCCGATCAGAATCCACAAGGTGAAAGTCTGCAAGCAGGATTCCGTTGAAAACGTGAAGCTTCTTCGCCCACGACATACCGGAGTCCCTGCCCTTCTCCGACTCGTGGCAGCCGATGCAGGGCTTGTTGCCCACGTCTACTACCAGATTGCCCGCACTGTCACGCACATCAGCAAATCCAGCAGAGCATCTACCAAACTTGTTGGACGGCTTGTGATAGTGACGCATGATGAGCCCATACGGTGACTCGAACTTGCGACTCCCCTTTCCGTTCTCCATTGAGATCGGCGTGACATAGTTGGCCTTGAACAGGAGGATGGGAGTTATCCTACCCGTTGATCCTTCTTGAGGAGCAAACTTGTCGTTGAATGATCCGCCACCGAGACCAGAGGATTTCTTGTTCTTGACTGTACCGCGCATCATGCGGGCAATGTTGTCTGCCTCTTCCATTTTTCAAACCTTTCTCTAGCGTTGAATGTCTCTCCCAAACCAAGTTTGTTTAGATCATCGGGTTGTTCGGCCCAAGACGGCAACGTCCAAACTGTGAGGTTGCTTACAGAGCGCGACAGCCACTTACCGATCCTCAGCATTCCTCTAATCCCGGCAAGGTTGTTGTCGTAGAACAGCACGACCCCACCACCAGATACTTGGCAGATTAGATCATACTGCTCTTGCGACAATGCGGATCCCATAGTAGCTACTGTGTTCCAGTATCCATGCTGCAATAGCCAGATGCAGGCTTTGAAACCTTCCACCACGATTACCGGACTATCTGACACTGTCAGTAGTTGGTATGCGCGATGGGCATTCCATAAGTACTTGTGATTTTTGATCTCGTAGGAAGGAAAGAGGTCGTCAAATCCAGGACCAAAGTCACCAGTGACGAACCCTTCGTCTGTTCTCCTCCGGCCCCTATACACGAGGTATCTGGGCTTTGTGCTTCGGAGGGTTGATCGACCAGATACTCCTACCAGATTGCCGTAGACATCTCTGATTGGAAACGTGATTCGATCTTTCCCTCTGTCATAGCCTACGTCCAGTTCTCGGAGCAGTTTCTGATCAAAGCCTTGTTCCACTAGACCATCTGGGCGCCAATCGAAAACACCCAGTACGGATTCTGGAATAACTACTTCGGCCAGAAATGGATCGCTCCCAACGAACCTGTTCTTCTTCTTTTGTTGTTCGCGTTGCTGTCTTTTATGGATCTGAGGTGCCACCGGTTCAATCAGTAGATCAACTCGGCTACGGGACACACCCAGTCCGCGGAGTAGTGTAGCTAGATTACCGCTACGATTGCAACCATGACATTTCCAGAGACCATTGTTGATGTTGATAGCAAATGACGGATGATTGTCATCATGATCCGGAAATGGGCACTTTGCAGCGAGATTCTCTGATCCGCTCAGTTTTGGTCGGTCCAGATACGGCTCTATGATATTTGCGATAGGACCAAGATCGCTCATTTATTCCCAGGATCTCCGAATGCTATCAAGTCCGCATCAGCCGCGTCCTGATCGTATACGAGGTGGCCCGGCACTTTCACACCGTGCTTTTCGTCATCGCTCTTCTTTTTGGCTTTCCTGCCCCTGCCCTTATTGGCACTACGTGGAGGCTCGTCGCCTATTAGCACATTCATTCTGTTTTCGGCTGTTGAAGCAGCGCTTTCTGGCTGAGCGACTTTCTTACCTGCGTTGGATATCCAGCAATTGAATTCCCAAGCAGTGCATGGAGAGATCGTAAGTAGCATGCCACCAGGTATGATTTCTCTTGCACCAGCTATTATGATCTCAATGCTCACCTTGCCATTTGCCAATGTAGCGCCCTTCTTGACTCTCATGATCAGGTCAGCTTCTTGACCAACGGCATCTGCATACGCAATGTCCTCTAGACTCTCTTCGTCGTGAGATCCACCTGATTCGTCTTCACCCTTTCGAGTACGCTGGGTTACTCCGATTACAGGCACATCTAGCTGCTGAGTCATGTGCTTCAGATCTTGAACAATGGCATACTGATCTTGCCACTTCATAGACCTCTTGCCTGATCGATCATTCTTCATTCTATAGAATGAATCGACCACTATCAGATCAGGTTTGAACGCTTCGGCCTTGGCGAGTATGTGCGAAACCCCTCCACCCATCATATCGTCCTTGTCGGACGTGAACATGACAGATGGGCTATGATCGTCACGAGTCGATCGTTGCTCCTCTATCTTCAGATTACGCAGCGTATCGAAGTAGACATGCTCTTCTGCGTCAGTGAGCGTACGCTTCTTCAAACGTTCATAATCGATCTCTGCGATGCATGCTGAAACACGCTTTCTGAACTGAGCTGGAGGCATCTCGCAGCTGTATACCAGCACTCTACGTGCGCCAAAACCATAAGCGTGTGTTATGATCTTGGTAGCTATCCAGCTTTTCATGTGCTTCGGTCTGCCAAAGATGATGATGAAATCCTGTTGCTGGATCCCACCAGTCTCTTCGTTCAATTTCTCCCATGGCCACGGTATACCAGAGATACCACCACTCTTCTGGCTCATGTAGTCGTTGATCATATCCTCTGCGCCATCAGCGAGGATTAGATCGCGACTTGTAGTGACCATGGTTTGAACTGTATTGATCTTTGCGCGAAGATGAGCGAGAGCCTCATATGGTGATCTGGAGTCGATCATTTCAGAAGCTTCGTCACAGGCGTCTCTCAACTCCCTAGACATCACCTTCTTTCTGATCTCCTCACACAGCTCTGGTATGGTTTCCCTTATCCTGTCCTTGTCGGGTAACGGACCGGGAAAACGCTCCTCAACAATACGTTTTGTGGGGACACGTCCGTAGTGTTGTTGGTTGTGATAGTACTCCTTGAGGAACTTGAAGATCTCTCTCGCCTGTACGTTGGAGAACATATTCTGCGAAATGTTGTTGCGTAGTACTGTTCGCAGATCAGCAGTGGCAACGATCTTCGTTATGAGTCGTAGTTCATGATCGAAGGCCATCAGACTTCCTCATGCCATCTGATGTGTCCTTTGTTGAACGTGCGATGTCTTCCACCACCAAGATCCAGCTTGACTCTGTACTTGTTGGACGAAAGTACAATGCCCGTATACAGATCCCCCTCGCTCAAGCAAATCCTGATCTCCTTATTGGATGGAAGCAGATCGATCATTTCCGGCTGTGCTCCTACATGCTGCTCGAGCTGGTTGACCTTCTTCTTGAGCTCTTTGATTCTCTCGTCGTGATGATTTAGGCGTGCCCCAACACGCAACCCATCAGGTGCATCTCCCATAGAACTACCTCCTTTGGAACCCTCCATGCTAGTGCTACAAACTGTATCGTCAAGCCACGAGAACTGGTGGTCGAGCCCCCCGCTCGACCACTTCAGATGGTATGTGGGACACTACCGATCGTACTTCTTGATCGATTCTTGGATGTACCTTCCAGCCAATTTCTCTAGCTCAAGCTGGCGGTCCCTATCGGATCTTATGGCCATAGCGACACGAGAGATAGTCTGTGCAATGTCGAAGGCTGTATTTGGTTCACCTTCTTGGTGCCAGGCGTTCTCGGCAGCCTCAATGATGTGCTTGGGCTGGCCACGGAGATAGTGCTTCAGATTGTCTAGTGGGTCTGAGATCACCACTTCGTGAAGCTTCGTTGCTTCATCAATGATCCTCTTCTTCCTCTCTGGAAGCTCACGGAACATGGTGATGAGCATGGTATCCAGATCGGTGTCGTCTACATTTCTGTGAGTCCTGTAGAGTAGTGGCCCAGCTTCCATTCCAGTGATCATACCGTTGGAGCATATGAACTTCACAAACCACGGGGCACCCATAAACGCGCCACCACCAACCTCACTGTTCTTGATCCTGATTCCGAAGAAGTAGTTGTCCCCCTCTGCGATAGGAATCTTTCCTCCGTGAACAGCATCAAATGGATCATCATACGTGAGGAAGAAGTGGGAGGCGTTTGGTTTGAAGGATACCATCTTGAAGTGCATACCCTTCAGATCGGACCCGATGCTCTGGTGCATGCGATCAAAGATACGAGCGTCTCTGATCTCACTATATCCAGGACTGACGAACGCCCTTAGAACTCCGCTTGATCCAGCGAATTGTGGCTTCTCATCAGTGTCAAATGATCTAGCTATGATCTTACGAATCAGTGGAGCGCCTCTGGCACGTAGATGATCAGTGACAGCTCGTTGAACTTGATCGACGGGAGTGCACTCAAAGAACTTGTCCCATTTCACTCCAAGCTCTGATCCAAGCTGTCTCTTTGACCACTCGTTCATCTCTAGAAGTCCGAATGGTGGTACAAATACCGATCCGGCCGTCATGAATCGCATTGAGTTCAGATCAATGACGTCATAGTCCAGATTTGGTGCACCAGGTACTCCACGTGCTCGAGCGCTTACGTGGTCTGGTATCAGCTTCAAGCTCTCGCGATGAGCAACCAGCGCATGGATCTTCTCAAAGCTGTGTTGGTTCATTTTCTGGACTGACCAGTCCAGAGCCGCCGAGACCCTCCGGGATATCGATTGGGTAGTCTCTGTTGTCATTCGTCCTGCCTCCTTCGTCTGCAAAATGCAACTTCAACAGGTGATCCTCAATTGCATCACGTAGCTCTACGCACTTCGCATGAATGTCGTCCGGCCACGTTGTTGTCAGTGTTGATCTTCCCATGAGTACAGGTAACTCATTACCGGAGTGCAGGAACGCTACATCAACAACTAGGCTGCGAGCCTTTGGAGTTCCCTGAGTGATCGGTACTTCCAGAGTTATCTTCACGGCAGCTACTGCATTGATCCTACATTCTGACGAGGCACGTTTCATGCTGATTCCGTAACCAGTTCTTCGAGCATAGCCTGCATCTTAGGCTTGTAGTCCGCTATAGTCTTCTTGATGATCTTCTCACAGGCTTTGAGAGCGTGATCGATGCTCTTGTCATCCTGATTGCATCTGATCTTCACCGAAGCAGTAGTGCTGAGCACGACGGCATTGTAGTCTCCACCAGCAATGCGCATGGAGAATTCCCTACCGGCTTCGGCATTGCCGTCTCCGAGAAGTATGTCTGTTGGAACTATTTCTGTCTTTGTTGGCATGATGATCGTCCTTCCTTCGTCTTTGTCACGAGACCAGAGATCCACTTCGACTGTGGCGTAGTTCATGATCAACCCAATTGAAACGGTTTCGGTTTGTGATCAATGCGCACTTGGTCTTTCACATCGACCACGGCTTTCTCGGCAATCCTGCCGTTGATCATCCCAGCTCGTTGCATAGAGTCGAACTCTTTCGTGTTGACCTTGTACTCGATATGCACAAGGCGATCTCGTGTCTCTGGAACACCCTCAAATGCTTTCCACAGGTATGCTCCATCGAATTCTCTTCGTGGAATGACAGTAACCTGCATTCCAGCTGCGCCAATCCGTGTTTCGCGTACAGCGATCTCCAACTCCTGGAGTACTGCCTCTCTGAGCGTGGCGAGTTTTCTCAGCTCGTCGAAAACATCCGAATGATCTTCCTCGAAGTCTCGAAGATCTTGGTTGGCCTTTTCAAACTTCTTTTCCAGTCTCATCACGCGGCGCTTTTCTACGTCGGTCATCACCAGTCCTCTTTTCCTTGTCCTTCGTAAAGTTTCTTTAGCTGATCAACGATCTTCCTTGCAAACTTTAGATCTTCCCAGAAGTCCATTACCATAGACCCTGGTCGTACCACTGGGTTTCTTAGTAGAGCCGCTGGATGATAGGTGGATATGACTGGGTAGCTGACGTTCTTGTAGAATCCAGGTACTTTTGCGAAGAACATCTCTCCCCGTGAGCTTTTGAGGGAGCTATTCACGCCAGTAAGACCATACAAGGCGACAGCGCCTAGGGCTACTATGAGTAATGGATCTACTCTATAGATCGTTTCCACAACTCTATCGTGACAGGCAGCTACTTCAGTGCTGTTGGGCTTTCTGATCACCTTGTTTCCCTCTTCTTCATTGTGAGGGAAACATGCGGTTACGTTGTCGATGAACAGATCTTCTCTCTTCCACCCAAGACGATCCTCAACAAACTCGGTAAACAGCTCTCCTGATCTTCCTATGAACGGGTATCCAACTCTGTCCTCATCCGGACCTGGACCTTCGCCAAAGAACATGACATCGGCGTGTGGATTACCGACACCAAGGACTACGTAGTTTCGATCCTCGTGCAGCTTGCATCGTGTACACGAAAGCCATGGAAGAGAGAATGCAAGCGGCTTCTCAGCTTTCATCTCCAGCTCGGCTTTCCGTCTTTGAGCATGTCTGTCAGATTGGGTCCTGTTCCCAGTCCCATCTTCTTCGCTGCTGTTTCCATACGCTTGATGTCTTCAGGAGTAGCCACCTGGAGATTGGCGGCTGCCATAGCATGCTGCACCTTGGCCGCATCGAGTTGCTTTGTGAACTCTGAGTACACCTTTTGAAACTCGTTGTGACTTTCGACGCTTTGATCTTCTGGGAAATAGTACCAACGAATCAAAGCCCGCATCACGCGTACGCACTCCAGAAAGCACCAGTTCATAGTTCCTAGAACGGGCATCACGATCGGACCTTGTGGTCCGTTCACCTGCCTATTACCGATCGGGTAGCAATCGTATACCAGAGACATGCTCTGCTTTGCATTGCTGCTGAATTGGCCTTTCAGTTCATCGGGAGATATGAACGTGTCTCCAGCACGAGAACCGTCGATACGTCCAAGGAACGTGGGATCTCCAGCATTGAAAACTACTAGGATCGGTTTGCGCTCTTCCATCTACTTTACCTCAACCTTCATGCCCCACTCTCTGAAGTGGCCCATTAGCTTATAGCCCATGTTCTTCATGGGTCGAATGTTTACGTGCCAGATCACTATGACCTTAGTTTTCTTCTTGTCCTTGAGAAAACGCTGTATACGCCCAACAGCTTGTTGAAGAACGTTTTTATTGCTGAACTCTGTGAGTATGATCAATGAATCTAACTTCTGCTTGTTCAGAGCTTCTTTGGCCATTGAGACAGTAGCGAAAGTAAGCTTGCTGTTCCTGAGTATCCCAAGTCGATCATCAGGATCAATGCTGGCGTGTAGTACACCAGACCCCGGATACAGACTGTGCATGAAGTCGGCATGATCTTTAGAGAACGTGATCGCCATTATGTCTCTATCACGCTTGATACCCTCATCTATTATGGTTTTCGCAAACTCGATCTCTTCAGGTCTCATAGCAGCGTGATGGATAAGCCGAACTAGATGAACCTCTCCTCTTCTATCAGTACAGGCGTTGTACGTATCAGGATCATCCATGTCTAGCTTCGTGTACGACTTGAAAAAGGTGACGGATGGGATTACGTCCTGTTTCAAATTCTTGTGAACGACATCACCGACGTGCCATAGGTAAAGAAGCTCTCCACCATCTTCACGTTTGACAGTAGCTGTTAGTCCGAATCGACTGCCGTAGAACATGTCGGCAGTCTTAGAGAACTCCTCCGCTGACAGGTGGTGTATTTCATCCCAGATGATCGTACCAAACCAAGTTGCCATTTCAGGTGGTATCTGATCGGCATACATGGCTAGTGTCTTCAGACTTGCTAGTGCTATTGGTCGCTTCCAGTTCCATTTGGATGGGTGACCTTGGATCCATCCCAGCTCATCGGGCACGAAGAGGAACTTGTTGATCTCAGCTATCCACTGCTTCAGGATATGTGTCTTGTCGTTGATGATCAGTGCTGGAACGTCTCTGTGTGCTATGTGATGAATTGCGATCACTGTCTTTCCGATACCGCATCCCAGATTCAGTATTCCACTCCGTGTAGCAGCAAGATCCTCAAAGGCGCGCTTCTGATCATCTTTTTCCGGTCTTACATAGTCAAGAACTACCCTGCTGCGGAATCCTACCTTCTCGTAACTAGAGGGGGTAAGATCCACAACAGGGTAGGATAGATCACTAACATTGATCTTCTCTCGTGGTATACCCAGATGACTAGGTGAGTCCTTCCACAAGTTCATGTAAACCACGTCGTTGTTGACCTGCACTGGTATGGTTAGGCTATTTCTGATCAAGTCGACAGAGATGTGCTTCTTAGGAAGCCAGAGCCATGTGTCTCTGTATGCGACGTCTGGATCTCTTATCGGCAGTGTGTAGATCATTTTGGACCTAAGATGCTAGCACAGATCATGGAAACTTCCACTTGCTAAAGAAGATCGCCATTTGCACACCAGTCTCTTTTAGACATCCAGCAGCGATATTCTTTCCTAGTCGAGAGATTGCGCTCTCCCCTTCTTTGGGGAGAACGTGGGAATCTGGAGGTAGGTGCACTGTCATTGAAGTAGAAGTAGTACGTGTTTCACCCTGTGTCCTCGTAGATTGAGAGGATGAGCCTGAGCTAGAGCTTCCACCGCCCTTACGTACCTTGTCTTCTTGTGCTTGGCAGCACAAAGCTTCTACTTGGCAGACATCGCACTCTGGATCTCCAGAGTCCCATCGTGTGAAGCAGTCGGGGACATGCGTCCCTCGATAATACGGCATGGTGTTTTCAGCCACCTCCTTTCCATTACCATTTAGTTCACTTCGCCAGTGCAAAGCCCTTATAGCCAAGAAATGTCCATCTTTGCCTCGACCTTTCGTGGTGGTAGACTGGAGACCAGAGTCGATAGAGTGGCTGAGTGCGGAGGATTGACAAAATGATCGGAACCCCTGGGGCTGTATTTGATCCTTATGACGATGGGTTCGAGTCCCTTCAACGTATGATGCAGGGACGAAGTGTCCCTGACTTCATCAAGACGGCCTCGGTCCTAGATCAGGAGGATCTTCAGAGGCTTCCAGACCATGCCTTCGCGATGGTCGTGGTTGGTGATGGATATAGTATGCGGAAGTATGCCTGCATTGATCCAGCACATGTGGCTGTCAATGTGATGTACTTTCTAGAGCACGCTGGTGATCTTCACGAAGGAGCGAGAGAGAAAGTAGCTCACAACCTTCTTCGAGCATGCAACCATTTCAATGTCACACCGCCGATTACCCTATCAAAAATGGCTGCAGGAAACAAAGTCCTGATCAAAACTGATGGGACGAACATCACAGTCTCGAAACGTGAGAAGACTAGTGAGTTGAGTGGGACTTCGGTAATGCCTTACTCCGCTCGACCATCCCTTGCGAAGCTTTCAGGAGTTATTACTGATCCATATGTAACTCCAGGAGAACCTAATCCGAGAAGGGCGCAGCAGTACGATCCAGCTGTGTGTGCTCTCGACGATGGAACACTTCCTCTCGCATCGTATGGTCAGGTAAAGGAGGCAATGGCCTTCTTCCATTCCTTCAACGGAGATATGCATCCAAGACAGCGACACGAGGTTTGCGTCAAGATCGCAACTCGTGCTGATGCGCTTGGCATTCCAGTTGACGATGTCATCAGGAAGTACGGTTCTCGTACCTTCGAGACCAGTGTTTTCTTGAAGTCGGCAGCATTGACCAGAAAGCAGATCTGGGCTGAGATGCGAAATGGGGAGGCTCCTCATCTGCTCGAGCAGCTTCTCGAAAAGCAGGCTAGTGCAGAGATAGCTCCAGAAGTCTTTGCCGAGGCTCTAGCGGAGCTTGATGTGACAACTGGTATTGATAGGTACTGGGATTCTTCAATACCTGATCCATGGTTCAGCACCTACGGTCATCACAAGCTAGCCGAGGCCGAAGAGTGGCGTTGGGTTCAGGGAACTGAGTACCTGACCAAAAACCAACTGCTCAACTTCATGAATAGTCAGCGTGGTAAGGAAGCGGTAACTAACGCTTTCAATGAGAAGATGGCAGAGGGTCTTCGGGACAAACCAACAGAGGTCTTCGACTCTCTCCCCATGGATACAAAACGCACCATCGCTAGGATGGCGCAGCAACATGAATCAGGGCTATAGTAGATAAACCCGAGAGGAAAGGGTAGGAGGATCAGAAATGAGCAGCAGGTCTTTTAGTTCAGAGAGGCCGGAGCATCCGCACCTTGTCCAGCCAGGAAAAGGTGGTGTGGGAGGAGAAGTTGGCGATCTTCGCAGGGATGTCGAGGACGCCTTCGTGGTGTTGGAAGCCGCAGTCGATGCCAAGGTGTCAGCGGCTCCAGTTCGCTTTGCGACCGCTGCCCCTCTTGGTGCCTGCACGGCAGCTGGAACTGGTGTTGGCAAGACGCTGACTCAGAATGCTGCGGCCATTGAGAACATCGATGGTACAGCTGTCCTGAAGGGCGATCGAATCCTGGTCAAGAATCAGGTGGTCGACAAGAACAACGGTATCTACACCGTCACCACAGTCGGTACCGCTCTTGTGAAGCAGGTTCTGACACGAGCTGAAGACGCCGACAGCGATGCCGAAGTGAAATGCGGTCTCACCGTCAACGTCACCGCTGGATCAACAAATGCAGGAACCCGTTGGGTTCTCACGACTGCCAATCCGATCGTTCTCGACACCGATGCACTGACGTTCAGCGCAGAGGTTCCGAATATCCATCACACTCGACACGAGAATGGTGGAGCTGACGAGATCAGCGTGATTGGATTGTCCGGCCTGCTGGCAGACGGACAGACGCCGCTTGCTCACGCCACTTCCCACTATCCAGGTGGAACGGATCCGGTGGCGAAGACTGGTAGAGCCACGGCCGTTGGTGCTGGTGATGTGGCTGTGGCGTTCGGTACGGCATTTGCGGATGCCAACTACACCGTGGCCATCACGTTCGAGGACACTGGTGGTGCCGCACTGGCTACCGGCTACATCAAAAACACCACGAAGCTGGCCGCTGGCTTCACCATCGTCGCTTCGGCTGCTGGAATCTTCCACTGGATCGCTATCCACGACTAGGAGGTCCGGTGAGCGGTCATGAAGACAGGTTCATCGAGAGACTACAGAAGGTAGCAGGTTCTCCGGAGCTCCTGCCGCCACAAGAGGAAGAGGAGCAAGCTCCAGCCTCTGTGGAAACAGTTGCTCCGGAGGAACCTATTCCTCCTGTTGAAAAGCAGAGCTTCGTCCCGATCAGCACCAAGAACGTGTTCGGACACCACGATACTCACCCGCTCATACTCGATGCCATCCTGCTAGACAAGTACGGCCCTATATGGCTCGATTGGGAGCCTGAAACGATCTGGTCAGAGATCAATGACGACTTCAAGCAAGTTGTCAGCGTTCACAATAGGAACAAGATCCAAGCTGTAAGACTGTGCCATCTAGTAGATAGCCCATGGACGAACTGGGAAGTCTTTGTTCTAGTCGCGCAGGCATTCAACAATAACGTTCCCAACTTCAGAACGCTTCAGCGTCCTACCATCGCTCAGATCACTAACGCAGCAACAATCATGAACAAGATCAAGAGCGAGAAAGAGGTCAAGTTCTCTGAAGAGGTATTCAAATTCATAGCTGCTTGCTTCCTGGATGAAGGCGTAGTGTACCTCCCGCACCCATTCCAGGATGGTCAGCGATGGTCCTCAGTTCCAAAGTACCGATGCTCGAAGTGCGGCAAGATCGACATTGATGACGGCAATGGGATGTGTGATAGCTGTGGTGCTCCTGATCAGTATCTTGCTAAAGAGTTGGAGCGGGACTATCGTACTGTAAAGGAAAGATACCAGATCATAGTAGTGGATCGTGAAAATAAGCCATCCGATCCGATCGAGCTGAATGAAACTCCAGAAGATGTTCAGACTGCTAGGCTCCTAGTTGCTGATGAGTATACGAGAGATAGACAGCGGCAGCTCGAGGAGCAGATGAGGATACTGAGAGATGTCCGATCATACGTATGACATGATCATGTCTGAGTCTATGCTCCATGAGCTTTACATGCTCAAGAAGCAAGCAGGAGTTTCGGCACGATGGGGCAATGTCATCGGTGCTGGATTGGGGGCTATCGGTGGCGGGCTGCATGGAAGTAGAACGGCAGCACCAGGAGAAGAGACTGGTGGAGCGGTTCGAGGAGCTTTGCTTGGTGCCGGTGCTGGGGCTCTTGGTGGGCAATTCGCTACCAAAGCCGGACGCGGAGAAGCTCTCAGATTCGGACAGAGACAGCTTCATGGTATGACTGGCTACCTCCCCGGAAGGGGAATCCTTGGCGCTAAAGGTCCAGCACTGTCGCCAAAGGATAGGCTCAAAGCACTAGAGGGCATGGGATTTGAATTCCAGCATGGTACCAAGAAACAGTTACAGAAGCATATGACACAGGAAGTTGCTAAGGGTAAGATCACTAAGTATCTGCCACAAAACATTCAAAATTTCATGGCTTCTAGAAGTGCATCATCTGCTTTGGCTACTCGACAGGCCGCAGAAGAGGGTATGACTTCGATACCTGGCCTAGCTAGAGGTTATATGAGGGGTGGAGTCTCTGGAAAAGTAACACCATGGCAGGCAACCAAGATGAACCTAAAAGCACCAGGACTAGCTATGGGTGTTGGGATACCTGCTGCAATGTCAGCACAGTCGATCAAAGAGTACAGAGAGACAGGAGATAGACGGCAGCTTGCCTCAAATCTAGCTGGAAATGCCGGCTTTGCGCTAGGTGGAGCTCTTCCTATTACTGCTATGATGGGTCTTGGCGCAGCAGGTGGGGCAGCTGGGAGGCTGATAGGTCGTGGAGCTGAAGCGATAAGTCCATCACACGTTCCAGTACCTCCTGGTGGATATGCTGGCCAGGTAGCTCCTCGTTGAGGTGATCAATGTTTGATTTTGGCTATGGCGGTACCAGTCACTTTCAACCGGCGCATACCTACGGTCGTGTTAGAGGATCGTCAGTAACACAGGGTGTAGCCTACCCATCTCCGTTTTTTGATCTTGCACATACCTATCTCCCACCAACAGTCAAGCAGATGTTCAAATGGTGCAGGTACTATTACCTCACCCAACCGCTCATAGCTGCTGTTGTGAACAAGATGGCGGAGTACCCCATAACTGATCTCGTGATCGATACGGACAACAAGGGTCTCCGCAATATGTGGGAGAAGTTCTTTGAGTCTGACATACAACTTCGTGCGAGACTGATCGACATAGGTCTTTACTTCTTTTGTTACGGTAATGTGCTTGCATCACTGATGCACCCATTCGTGAAGTGGCTGAAGTGCAAGTACTGCGGCCACACATTGATGGCGAAGAAGGCGACGTACAGGTTCAGATCGTATGAGTTCCACATGACTTGTGACAAGTGTCAGCAGACAGGTCATGCCCTAGTAGAAGATCAATACCTCCAGACGTCAGGTGGGACTAGGATCATTCTCTGGAACCCAGAAGACATAGACATCGTATTCAATCCGATCACTCAGGATACGGTTTACTTCTACAGTCTTCCAATACAGACACTCAATGACATGGCTGTCGGGCGCAGAGAGGTCATAGAGCAACTTCCTCAGGTATTCATAGACGCAGCCAAGAAACGAAAGTCGATCACACTGAATAAGGACAACCTCTTTCATCTGAAGAGGTCCTCTGTTCTATCAGGTCCTAGAGATACGGGTTGGGGAACGCCTCTAGTGCTTCCAGTTCTGAAGGACGTGTTCTACCTTCAGATCATGAAGAAGGCACAAGAGGCTATTCTCCTCGAGCGTATAGTTCCTCTGACTGTCATCTTCCCCCAGCAAGCAAGTGGCACGGCTGATCCGTATACCACGATCAATCTTGTGGACTGGAAAGACCACATCGCACAAGAGATTCAAAGATGGCGGCTGGATCGTAACTACATTCCAATCCTCCCACTTCCAATCGGCAATCAAGTCATCGGTGGCGATGGACGAGCGTTGCTCATGTCTCAAGAGATCAAGATCTGGAGTGATCAGATCATTGCCGGGATGGGTGTTCCGAACGAATTCATCTACGGCGGTCTCCAGTGGTCGGGATCAAACGTGTCCCTTCGCATGTTGGAGAATCAGTTCATGCGGTACCTGTCCGGGCTGTTGCTCTTCGTCAAAGACTTTCTGGTGAGGGGTATGGCTGCTCATATGGGCTGGCCGACAGTGGGTATCAGGTTCAAGCCATTCAAGATGGCTGACGATCTACAACGTAAGGCGTTCCTCTTCCAGCTCAATCAGGCTGGTAAGGTGAGCGACACGACACTGATCAATGATACAGATCTGAATCCTGAAGAGGAGAACGAGCTGCTCCGTAAGGAGACCAAGACTCGTCTCGAATCTGTGAAAACTCAGCAGATCGCGGAGGCAGAGATCTCCGGCGAAGCTGGGGTGATCAATGCGAAGTACCAGGCTAAAGCCCAAACGATCATGATGCAGGAACAGCAACAGGCTGCAGCAGGTGCACAGGGTACAGCCCCCGGTGAGCCTGGTGAGGATGTAGGGTCAGCTCCAGTTGCGCCGCCACAGGGACAGCAACCTAGTGGTCAAGAAGGCGGACAAGCCACGCTAAATCCTCTACAGCAAGTAGTACAGCGTCTTCGCTCGTTGAGCCCTGAAGCACAACGTACTGTGCTAACAAGGATTGAGCAGAGTAACCCACAGCTAGCACGTCAGCTTCAAGCTCAATTCAATCAAGGAGGGGGAGTTGACCCATCGCCTAATCCAGCAGGTCAGCCTCTTCCTACGCAGCTCCCTCCACGTAGAGGAACAGAGTCTGCGATGATCTAGTAAAAAAGAAAAGGGTGGTGCCTCTCCAAATTCTGAGGCACCACCCGTTTACTTCAACCATTTACCTATCGGCTGACTACTCGATCATTCGTCTTCTTGATCGAATAGCCACTCTCCAGCGCTCCCGGCCACTGTACTCAGATACGAGGCCACGAACGCTAGAAAGAATAGGTACACACTTACTCCCTTCCTCCTGTTCCCGGAGAGTGACTCAATACAGCTCCTCCTCCTCGTCAGCATAGTCGTCGAGGAGATCATCCTCGACGCTATCCTCGAAATCTCCCAGCTCGTCACTCTCCGGGCACCCATCCAAGACGTCGTCTTCCCACATATGCACCTCTCCCTAAAGCGGTAAATGGTTTCCCGCTCAATGATCTTATAACTTGAGTTCTTGTGGTACTTGCAGGTGATTGATAGAGTGAAAGTCAACAAGAACAAGCACCTCTTAGAGGCTAAGATCCTTGATGACTAGAGGTGATGGAGGAGCAAGTGGCTAGACTGGATCCAGCTGAAGGCTTTGAAATACTGAAGAACCGGGTAAAAGAAGCTGTAGCAGAATCATTCCCCCACGAAGGTGCCAAGAACATACTCGAGCTCGAGAGTATCGACGTACCAGACAAGCTCAGTGTCAGTAACGTAACAGATCAGAAGTCGGCTAAGATGAATGGACGTACGTGGGGCGTTCCAGTTCATGCAACGCTAGTTCTGAAGGACAAAAAGACAGACAAGATTCTAGATCGAAGCAAAATCAAGGTAGCTACACTACCCAAGATCACTAATCGATATTCTTACATCGTTGACGGCTCAGAGTATCAGATAGACAACCAATGGCGTCTCAAGCCAGGTGTCTACACAAAGATACAGCAGAATGGAGAGCTGGATTCGTTCTTCAACATCCAAGGTCAGCCCCTACACATAGGATTCGATCCCAAGGAGAGATCGTTTGTGTTCAAGCATGGAGGCGCCCAGCCCCCACTTTATCCGATCATGAGAGCACTTGGGCATAGTGATGGTGATCTGGAGAAGGCTTGGGGTAAGGACATACTCAATGCCAACATGACCGACTCGCGTGGCAAGTTACTGAACGTAGAGAAGCACGCTATCAACTTTGCCAATAGACTTGATCCAGAATCCGAGGTTGATTCGCTCGACAAAGCGTCCGAGGTCATCAAGCAGAAGTTTGGGGAGTCCAAGTTGCACCCCGATGTGACGAGTAGGACACTTGGTAAAGCAATAGATCGTATTACTCCAGATGCGGTACTCAGATCATCCCAGCGTCTTCTTGGTGTTGCCCGTGGTACTGAGAAACCAGACGTTCGTGACTCACTCATGTACAAAGAATTCCTTAGCGCGGAAGACTTTGTTGGTGAGAGGATCAGGCAGAGTGCTCCAGTAATACAAAGAAGGATCGGCAACAATATTGATAGGCGCGATAAGATTCGTGACATCGTAGGCATGGATGTATTCCAGCGTCCGATCAAAGAGTTCTTTTCCAAGGTGTCTCTCGCCTCTACACCAGAACAAACCAATCCACTCAAGATGATCTCCGGGCAGTTGCGCACTACTATTGCCGGTGAGGGTGGGGTCAAGGATGCTAACAGGATCACAGAAGATGCAAAGCTCATAGATCCTAGTCATTTCGGGGTGTTAGATCCTCTACACACTCCGGAGTCGTCCAAGACCGGCGTAAATTTACAGCTCTCTCTTGGTGCACGAAAGGTTGGGACCAGGGTAGAGATACCACTCATCAGCGTGAAGACTGGAAAAGTAGCATACCTAGATCCTGGAAAGATCAACGATTCGATAGTGGCACTACCAGACTCTGTGAAGAGAATTGGTGATCGATTCGTACCAAAAGAGGGAACAACAGTTCTAGTTAGCGCAGTTGGCAACGAGATCAAACATGTGCCAATGAAGGATGTGGAGTATGTGGTTCCAAGATCCAGTCAGATGTTTTCTATTGCGACCAACATGGTTCCATTCATTTCCAGCGACTCTCCCAACCGGGCGACAATGGCTGGTAGACACATGGAGCAGGCGATCCCACTCAAGGACCCTGAGCCGCCATTGGTCCAGTCCGTTCTTGGTAAGAAAAGCTTCGACGAGCTGGTAGGATCGTATGCTTCTCATTCTGCTCCAATCAACGGCAAGATCACGCAGGTTGGCAAGGATGTGATCCACATTCTAGGAGAGGACAAGAAATCGTACGCCGTCAACGTATACAATCACTACCCTGCCAATGACAAGAAGGGCATGATCCATAGTACTCCGCTAGTAAAAGCTGGAGACCGAGTAACAAAAGGTCAAGTGATCGCAGATACCAACTTCACCAAGAATGGTATCTACGCACCAGGAAAGAATCTGGAAGTAGCTTACATGCCGTGGCGTGGCTACAACTTTGAAGATGGTGTGGTGATCAGCGAATCAGCATCTCAGAAGCTTACCAGTGAGCATCTTCTCAAACCCGGTCTGTCTACCAAGGAAGCAAAGCTCGTAAGCCCAAAGAAGTATCAAGCGTACTACCAGGATCGACTCAACAAGGAGCAAGCAGCAAAGCTGGATGAAGAAGGTGTGGTCAAACCGGGCATGAAGGTGAAGCCTGGTGATACTTTGATCGCTGCACTACAGGAGCAACAGCTCACTACGGAAGAGCAGAAGCTAAAGCTACTGCATAAGAGTCTGGTGAGGCCGTACAAGGACAAGTCAGTGACATGGGACGAGGACGTAGAGGGGGAAGTGGTCGAGGTAAACAAGAGGGGGAGCAGAGTGGACGTCCACGTCAAGACAGCGGAACCGATGGACGTAGGAGACAAGATCGTAGGACGCCACGGCAACAAGGGGATCGTGACCCTGATCCTACCAGACCACGAGATGCCGAAGACGAAGGACGGGAGACCGATAGAGGTGATAATGAATCCGATCGGGACTCCGGGACGTATGAACATTGGACAAGTTCTCGAGACCGCAGCAGCTAAGATCGCTAGGAAGACGGGACAGACATTCAAAGTCACCAACTTTGAGATCGAAAACAATCTCGAGCATGTAGAGAACGAGCTGAAGAAGCACGGACTCACGGACAAAGAGACCATTATCGATCCGAAGACCGGAGTTGAGATACCAGGTATTCAAGTTGGTCCGCAGTACATCCTCAAGATGGAACACCAGGTTGGGAAGAAGATGGCTGCTCGATCGAGAGACGCCTACGATCGTAATCTCGTACCAAAGGGTGGCGGTCCTCACGGTGCGCAAGCACTTGGATCGCTAGGTAACTACTCCATGTTGGCGCATGGATCGAAGGCGAATTTGCGTGAGATGATCACGTACAAAAGCGACAAATCCCAGGGCGGAGACAATGACGAGTTGTGGACTGCACTCCAGGCTGGAGAGATGCTGCCGCCTCCAAGAACGACATTTGCCTATGAGAAGTTCAACTCCTATCTGAAAGCGATGGGAGTGAACACAGAGAAAGACGGCAATAGCCTCAATCTCGTTCCTTTGACCGACAAGCACGTGCTCGAGATGTCCAACGGAGAGCTCAAGGACGCTGGCCGCGTTGTGAAGATGCGGACGCTCCAACCCGAAAAGGGCGGACTCTTCGATCAAAAGATCACAGGCGGTAGTGATGGTACCAACTGGTCCCACATTACTCTGTCGGCACCAATGCCCAATCCTCTTTTTGAAAAAGCGGTCATGAGCGTGGCGAATATCCGTGGCCCTCAGTTCGACAAGATCATAAACGGGGCAGCTGGTGTGACCAAGGACGGGATCATAATAGAAGGTACTGGAGCAAAGGGTGCTACGTACGGTCCAACAGCTATTGGCCACTTGTTGGCCAAAGTAGACGTGAAGAAAGATCTAGCTACCGAAGAAGCAAGGATACAAGGATTGAAAGGTCAGCTGCAGAGCGAATCGAGACGAAAGGTCAAATACCTCAGAGCGCTGGACAAGCTCGGTATGAAGCCGACCGAAGCGTACATGATGAACCATGTACCAGTGCTACCCCCCAACATGCGACCAATAGCACTCTTGGACGATGGAAGCTTGCAAACAGATGATCTCAACGAGATCTACAAGCAGCTTGCGATCGTCAACAACAAGCATGCCGAGTTTCCAGTAGGTACACCTCAATCCCTCAAGGCCCCTCTACAGGCTGACATCTACGATCACTTGAAAGCGCTCACTGGTCTAGGTGGCACACTGAATAGGAAGCATCCTGGCATACTAGATGTTCTGGCCGGAAGAGAAGGACCCAAGACCAGCTTCGTGCAGGACGTACTTATCAAGCGCAAGCAGGATCTCACTATGAGGTCGACGATTGTCCCAGAACCTTCGCTCTCCTTGGACGAAGCAGAGATACCAAGGAAGGCAGCGAAGGAAATGTACAAGCCATTCATTGTTCGCGAGCTGAAACGTACTGCCGGAGCTACACCCCTAGCAGCTAAGAAGATGATCGATGAAGATGATCCTCTTGCTCGTAAAGCGCTAGATCGAGTAGTCGCAGAGAGACCAATCCTCTTGAAAAGGGACCCAGTTCTACATAAGTATGGCATTCAGGCTTTCAAGCCAAAATTGGTGGATGGCAAGGCGATCAAGATCCATCCTTTGGTTTGTTCTGGTTTCAATGCGGATTTTGATGGTGATGCAATGTCTGCCTACGTCCCGATCACAGCTGAGGCAGTGAAGGAAGCTGAGCAGATGTTTCCATCTAGGAATCTATTCTCACCTGCAACTGGATCGGTTATGTACACTCCCGGTCATGAAGCACAGGTTGGTCTGTTCATGATGGCTGATGTTGGCAAGCATACGAATCTGCATTTCAAAGATCATGCTGAAGCTGAACAGGCAGTGAAAGCCAGAAAGATAAGTCCCAATGATCTGATCTTTATCGGCAGTGTGAAAACTACTTACGGTAGATCACAACTCAACAATCTACTTCCTCCAGAGCTGCAGGGAGGTAAGCTGCTGACTGATCTCAACTTCAGGCTCACCAAGAGTGAACAAGAGAAGCTATTCAATGCTATGGCCAATATAGATCGTGCTTCGTATCCAGCCGCGATCAACAAGATGAAAGACTTTGGTAACGAAGCAGCAACGATGGGTGGCTTCAGCTTTGGTCTTAGCGATTTCAAAGTGCACAAAGACATTCGCGATCCAGCACTGAAGCTGGCAGAAACTAAGGCAGCTAAGCTCGATCTATCCAAGAAGGACCAGCTCAACAAGTACATCGACATCTACGAAGGTGCTATGAAAGAGATCGATGCAAAGCTCAAGCAGCGTATGGAAGATCCCAAGTACCAGACCAATCTTGTAAAGCTGGAGATCGCAGCTGGTATCAAAGGTAAAGGTCTTCGACAGCTAACTGCAGCTCCAGTGCTTTTCGTGGACGGTAAGAGTGAAGTGGTAACAAGCCCTGTGAAGAAGTCCTATTCAGAGGGTCTGTCCTCTGGTGACTATTGGACTGCTACCAGTGGTGGCAGGAAGGGTGCGATCCAGAGAGTTCAATCTGTCAGTGAGCCGGGATACCTTACTAAGCAAATGGCCAATAGCACTATGGACATGTTGGTTGCGGCTCACGATTGTGGAACATCTAGAGGGATCAGTCTCTCAGTGGATGAGCCGGATGTCATAGGCAGGTACACAGTTGCTGATCTAAAATTGCATAGAGATCTTGTTCCTGCTGGTACTCTGATCACTCCTGAGATCATGACCAGAATCAAGAATGCTAAGATCGATAAGGTGGTTGTTAGATCACCTATGCGCTGTGTACACGGTAAAGGTGTGTGCGCAATGTGCATGGGTCTCAGTGAGAATGGTCGGCTAAATGATCTGGGTACAAACGTCGGTATCCTAGCTACCCAGTCGATTGGTGAACGTGGAACACAGCTTGCCATGAAAGCATTCCATAGTGGCGGTGTCTACGAAGGAAGAGAGGCTGCTTCTAAATCAATCGCAGCTAGTGGTCTTGATCGAGCTGTCAACATTCTGAATCTACCACAGAAGATCAAGGGCTCTGCGGTTCTCTCTACCGCCATGGGTAGAGTGAACAAGATCGATAAGGATCCAGCTGGTGGTGTGCGGATCAATATCAACGACAAGCAACACTACGTTCCAGCAGATCGTTCGTTGCTGGACAAGATTCGTGTTGGATCGCAGATCAAGAAAGGCGATCCTATTACGGATGGTCCAGTCAATCCACACGAGCTGCTACCGCTGACCAACATGAGCAAGGTGCAAGGTCACCTAGCTGGAGAGCTGCACTCGATCTACGGTCAGTATGGTATCAAGAGGCGACACTCTGAGCTTTTGGTGAAGGCACTGTCCAATGTGACCAAGGTAGAGAATCCTGGAGACCATCCTGATCTACTACCAGGAGACTTCACGAGCACCACTCAGGTCTACGAGTGGAACAAACAGAACTCGCAATCCAAACCTGTGCTACATACTCCAGTGCTACGCGGTGTGAAAACGATACCGCTAGATGTACAGGAAGACTGGATGGCTCGATTGAACCACGAGCATCTGAAGAGTACGCTTATTGAGGCAGCGCAGCAGGGATGGCAAAGCAATCTGCATGGCATGAATCCGATCCCAGCTCTCATGCACGGAGCTGAATTCGGTAAGGGAACCAAGAAAGAGCCATGGGCGTACTAAACACCAAGTTTCGTTTCGTCAGTGAGCAGAAGCTGGACGATCTCGGAATCCGGGATTATCAGCGCGGGGCACGACATCTTATCGCAGTGGACGATAAGGACAAGTTCGTCGGCTACGCAGGTAAGAACAAGGACGAGCTGGTGGGACTCTATGTGCGTCCGCCTCATCGGCGACAGGGAGTGGCTACACAGCTACTCGATCGTCTTGGAGGTATTCGTACCATAGAGACCGACACTGCAGACAAACGGGCTCGCAGTTTCTATCAGTCTCGTGGATTTTCTCCGACCGAATCTCATGGAAAGATATTGATCATGGCGAAGACCGCAATGCTCATTGGACTATCAGATGGGCTGTGCGAGGCAGATGACTATAAAGGTAAAACAATGAACGAGTATGATCAGATCATGTACCAATCCTTCTTTGACGAGATGTCTGCTCTTGAGAAGCAAGGCATCCTATCAAAGCTGGCGGCAGCTCCAGGATTCCTAAGCCAGTTGTGGCGAGGTGGAAAGCAACTGGTCAGGAATCCAGGAAGTTCGGGTACTGCAATGTCTAAAGCATGGCAACGTGGTGTCGCCAAAGCAGCTCCAGATGCTGGAGGATGGTCCAAAGGATGGTCTGGCCTGAAGGGTGTTGCTGGAACTCCACAAGGCAAGGCTGCGCTAGTAGGAGCAGGAGGAACACTTGCTGGGGCAGGTGGAGCTGGATATCTGCTAGGACGTGGTGGACAGAACCAGAATGTGTACGTGAGGTAGTACGTGCCTAGAGCTCACCGCAACTCGATGATCCAAAGGGGTGTGAACCCCGTCGTGATCGAGGAGGGTAGGATCATCAACGTAGACATGGTCCATTGGACCGTTGATGTCCGAACCACCCATTCGCAGAGACAACTGCTAGACATGCAAGTTGGCGCACCCTATCTGCACTTCGCTGCTGGTGAAGGCATCTATGCCATGCCGGAAGTGGGCGCCAAGGTCAAAACGTGCAGCCCTAGCGATAGTCCTCCGTTCATTCTTTGCTTCATCACTACATTCGAGCGAGAGGGTCAACCTGCTTCAGACGAGGGAGAGGCCGCTACTCGTCCAACTGTCGAAACTAGTGAGAACGGTGATGCACCATCAGAGGTCACGTATCGATCAGGAAGACCAAAGCTCCAGCAAGGTGACATCATGCTTCGCTGCCGAGATGGTAACCAGATCTGGCTACATCGAGGTGGTGTGATAGAGATCGGTGCTACATGGATCGCTAAGCGGTTCTACATACCTCTTCTCAATACGATCAGAGACATTGCCGAGAATTGGGAGGCTCTGACTCTAGCCGGAGATATGACGTGGCATATCGAACGATCAGATTCCAGCCAACCAAGCGAATCACGTCAAGACGAAGCTACTTTCACTCTGCTAGCGAAGAACCTAGCTCAGGATCAGTATGCTACTGTCCTAGTCCGAGCTGGACATGTAGACGATACAAAGCGCTTCAGGATAGCTGTTGCGCCAAACGCGATAGACACCAGGACTGGGGATGTGAGAAGTGGCGCAGTCTATACCATGGACGTGGACGAGGAAGGCAGCCTCGACGTCACCATTGAGAAGGATGTAACGATCAATATCAATGGTGAGTTGGATCAAACAGTCAACGGCAATGCACAGCTTACGTACAACTCTGATCTTACAGAAACAGTCAGTGGCAACCACGAAGAGACTATCAGTGGGAGACACAGGCTCGAGGCAGCCACTAGTGAGGAACGTATCAATGGATCCAAGACCATTACGTCTCCAATGATCAAGCTTGGTGGAGCTGGTGCTGCTACTCCTCTTGTACTAGCGAGCGTACCGGTGATCCAATTTCTTGGGTACCACACCCATGTGGTGGTCGGAAGTACGACGCAGGGTCCAATTCCTCCAGTGGTAGCGGGATTCAAAACTACCAAGGTGAGCGGGGAGTGATCATGTCATTGAATGCTACCAAACTGGAGAGAAGAATCATTAGCATCTTCCGGGCGACCGTACGTTCGCTGTATCCTGATGTGGTGAGAAGCGTAACGGTTCGTGAGATTCCAAAAACTGATGGAACCATGGACCACGAGGTCACGGAGAATCGTGGCCCACTAGAAATAGAAGAGAAGCACCTTATCCCCCTGGCTCGGGCAATAGCCCAAGCTGTGGTAGAAGAGATCAAGTCGGGAGCTGAAGTGAATGACGCTGCAGCAGCCCAGACCTGGAGGATCAAATGAACGATGTCCCGCTGTTCATTGAAGTAACAACGCCTGTCATCGAGAAGATCGCATTCGAGGCCAAGCTGTCTGAGAATGCCGACACCTGGCCCAAGGAGGTGCTTGACGAGCTGCTGAAGCAGCACCCCTACATGGGCGTCTATGACATCAGCCCGATCATGACAGAAGTGAACGGCGACCGAGGAGTTGGCATCGGGTTCTTCCAGGTGAGCAATGCTTCTGCAACTGCTGCACTGGGTCCTGGTGGTGAGGCCCTTCGGACTATGCAAGGCGTCAAGACAGTTCGAGTCCCGATCATCATCAAAGACAACAAGCTTTGCTCGCTTGATGTCATGATGAAGGCAGATGGCAAGGCATCCCCTCTAAATGAACGAAGAGTACGTGAGGCCCTTCACAGACCTCAGCTCTTCGATGCCATCAAGAAATCTCCCGGTGATCAGTCGCTGGTAGAGAGTCTCTATCCACCTACTGCTCGTCAGCGTGGTATTCAGGCTGGTCAGGTCGTTGATGCTCCACAGATGAAGATCGGCTCTCACACTCACAAGCCGAGATTCCTCCTCAATGCCATTGCGCCAACCGTGCTCCAAGGTGATCTGAACAAGGTAGCGTCGATACTCGAGAGTGACGAGAACCTTGCTAGATCCTTGATGCGCAATAATGTGACACGAGATGCCCTGGAGTTCATTGGTACGCTCGAAGCTACCACTGCTGCAGATGTCGAGAAGGTGGCTGCCAAGCTTGCAAGACCCGATGTCATCCAGGTCAGTCGTGATGGCGAAGTCTACAGACTGAAGATGGCCAATAGCCAAGACTTCCATCCGGAAGTAGTCGAAGCGGATCGACCTACAATGGCAGCCATTGCCGGTCAAGATCTAGTGACAAAGGCGGACAAGAGTGGCGCAGTCACTGTTACCACCGATCCAGTTGTAAGGGACATGCTCGAAGACGAGGTAGCAGAGGTCGTCACCAGATTCGGCGAGTACAAGGTCAAGACCACTGATGGGAAAGAGCTGATGGGTTGGGTGTTCCCATCGGTCCTCGATTTTGATGGTACGTCGTTGCCGATGCAGCTCTTCACCAACGGAAGCAACTCCGCACTACAGTCTCAGATCGCCGGCAGTCTCATAGGCAAGAGCTCCAACATCATACGTGGCAAACCGGCAGGCTATGGATTCTTCTATCGAGTCACTGCTAGCGGTAGCGTACTCGCATTCATTCCGGTTGAGATCAAGTCGTCGTTTGGTGATCCATCTGGTGAAGGTTACATGATCCACACCATGATGGGTCTTCCAGCTACTGTGAGGTTCGCTCCCGGTAGTCGTCAGATCGTCAAGACTGGTCCAGAGGAGTATACGCTTCCAGCCGATGTTCGCTGGGCTCCTCTTGGGGATGCTGTTCCCCTTATGTCCAATCCAACCGAGTTTGCGAAGATAGCTAACCTGAAGGACGTTCACAATACGGTCAGGATCGTATCTGATAGGACTACGTGGTCCTTCCAGAGTGGACCCGGTCTCAACAAGGTGGCTCACAGATGGCGAGAAGGTCTCTCTGGTGAGAATGCCATGTTCATGGCGTGCTCCTTTGGTATGGATTCAGCTACGGCAACTCGAGCACTTGTGAAGGCCGCCAAGAGTGGACGTGCCGAGGTGAAGGGCTGCAGAGAGATCCATGTGCACCGAGAGAAACTTGCTGAGGCACGCAAGGAAGCTGCGAAGTTGATGAGCGAGGTGCCGAAGAAACACCTGCTCCTCAAGGAAGCGGCCGGCTTGGATGACATGACGACAGTGGATCATATACTGTCTCTCGGCTTCCTCAATCCGGAGAACACCAAGATCTTCATCAACTATCTTCCTGAGCTTGAAGAAACCGTGAGCAAGCTAGCCGAGCTGCTGGTTGCTGCACGTACGGGGATGAAGGATATTCCAGAAGATTCGATCAAAAGTGCAATGGAAAGACTGGATGAAGTGATCGTAGGGTTGAATGAACTGTTGCATAGGGAGTACATTGACAAGACCAGTGCAGCAAAGCGTGACATTTTCACGCAGAGGCTGATAGGTATGGCCGGAGGATGATGAGTGAGTGCCCACCCCGCGATCTACTACGCGAAGTTCTATCTATCACGTAGATCACATACATATGATGGGGTAGCCCAGCTTCTCTCTATCATTGGTCTTGGTGGTCTCAATGCCGATGAGCTGGAGACCATCGACAAGATGATGGAGTATCCCAGTCCATTTCTGCCCGATAATCTACGTGATCGACCAAGTCAGAGCTTCTTGCGACACGAACAGATCTATGATGCGTGGCATCCAGGTGCAGACATGAAGAGGGCTTTGTCTATCCTGGAAACGTCGAAGCTGAGACATCTGGTGGAGACATACATTCTGTCTCCCGTCAAACCAGAACAAGCTATCAAGAAGATCAACAAACAGTATACTGACGCTGACATCACAGTGAGGGCATACGATCTGTTCCAGCACTACTTCTGGAACAGAGAGTCGATGAGTGGTGTGGAGTGGGGCAAGTTCATAGATGATCGTGATCAGACAAACAAAGAATGGCTAGATCTAGCCGTGAAGGTAAGAGGGCCTGGTGGCGTACAGGCATTGTTGTGGAAGACTAACAGCGGACCTCTCCGAGGAATAGAAGCTAATAGGGCGTTCACTGACGTACGGAACATCGCGTTCATGTGCGTTCAGCAGATAGCCATGCAGCGTCCGTCCAAGTACCACTCGGAGATGCTGCTCAACTACACTCGAGCGATGAAGATGTCACAGGAAGGGATCGATGCGAGCACCGATGCGGTACGAGATGTGGTGCACGCATTCAACTCGTTCAGGATGCGACACGCTGAGATCAATACCCCGTCCGTGCAGTTGTTGACCGGTGGCAACTTCTCTGAAGCTGAAGGTGGACCTGACACAGAAGAAAGGCTTGACTATGACGATGTTTGATCGAGATGGAAGAAGACCAGAAGAGGTTCTCAAGCAGCATGGTGGCGAGGCAAGGGAGATGTTCCAGAGAAACTACTTTGGTCATGGAGCTCCCAATATCAAGCCGATAGACATGCGGCATGTTGATATGCCCGGCTACACAGTGGAGTTCGTGGTGAAGGGTGAAGATCTGATCATGCACTTCTTCCGTGCAGACGATTCTGGCTGGACCAATGAGTTCAGAAGTCAGATCTGGAAAGCGATGATGGAGGGGTTCAAGCTCCACGATCATCAAGAGCGCCTCATCATAGAATGGGTTCCGGAAATGTACAGTTGGTGCGTGACCGTGAAGAAACTTGCGATCGTAGCTTCACCAGATGACGATATTGTCCTGTCAGCCCTCCAACGAATATGATAGGGCATGCCCTCTAGCAAAAAGCCATCACAGGTCAAGCATGAGAAGAGATCTCAGTTGGGAAACTCTCCCTCGGCTGCTGTGAGCGGGAACACTCCAACAGTTCAAGCTTCCTCTCCGATGGGATCAAACACGGTTCCATCTGCGTACAACACGGTCACGAAAGTTGGGCAGGTGAAGTATGCGGCCTGGGCAGATGAGTTTGAGAAGATCATAGGAAGGTAACCAATGCCCGCTTGGATACATGATCGAGCTATGAAGCTCAAGAAGCAGATGGAAGACACCTATCCACCAGAGAAGGCCAAGCAGGTTGCCTTCGCTGTCGCAACGCAAATGGCCCACAAGACCGGCAAGAGTCCAAAGACTTTTGGTACGTCAGAAGGTAGATCGGAAGCCAAGGCCAAGTTCGACAAGCCGAAGAGTGAGTACAAGAAGACTGCCTCCGCGATCATGTTCGACGGCTTTTCAGATGAGCTGGAGAAGATCGCAATCTCTTTTCGACTTCCATCTGCGATAAGGAACGTTCCAGCAGTTACCAAAAATCTACTCACCAATGCTAAGACCGGTCTTGGGGCAGCAAAGACTAGTCTTGGAACACTGCCACGTAGAGCGTATACAGCAGCTCATTCACCGCAAGTGCAGCACACTATGTACAATCTTGGTGATACTGCTCTACAGCTGGTAGCTCCACATTGATTCTGGACAAGTATGATCAGCAAAGGAAGGTGACAGTATGTATTGGCATGTTACGCTTAGAGGATTTTCTGATGAGTTGCAAAAAATAGCTGTAGCACAATGGCGTACTATTGCGCGTGCAGTACCTGGTGCGGCAGAGCGTATGGGTGCACATCTTAGTCCAGGAGGTGCACTGTCTATTGAGCGTGCTGTTCCACTCAAGCGTCCAGGTATGATTGATGAGGCAGCGTTTTTGAAGCGCCGCGCACTTCACCCTGATGCTGCTTCTGTTGTTAGAGAGGGGACAGGAGTGCTGGAAACTGGGGCTCGGGATTTCCCTTCACATACACACGGTACCCCAAGAGCACGTCAAGTACATGACTATCAATTCATGGGCCACCCACAAGAGTTTTCTGGGACAACTCCAACAACTCCTTGGTTTATGAGGCGCAAATAGGGAAGGTAACAACCAGCAGCTCTCTTTGATGGCTCGAGTAGGTTGATGCATAGCTAAGAAAATGCCGCAGAGGTTGCGGCAAGAACTACTTGGGTGGGCACTCCAGATAGATTTTGATCTCACCATGCCCATCGGGCATGATGTACCAGTCGCAGAAGTCATGCTTGCCCCTGGTGAAGGTCTTCACCAAACCAGGTTTGGCTCCATGAGCTGCTGCTTCGATCAAATCCATCAGAGCCTGTCCGTCCCCGATAGGAAGTCTCCTATTTCTAGGATTGTCCTCTTCGGTTGGGAACATCATTCGGTAGGAGACTTGGAGTACACGTCCGTGTTTCTGCACTTCAGCGATCTCACGGTGTGCACTCCATAGTCCACCAGGTGTGAGCTGGAACTGATCTTGGTATAGCAGACTGATCTGCTTCATCAGATCATCCAACCAGGAAAAGTCGGCAGAGCCCATGATAGTGTCTAGTATGAGCCGAAACCTGCTGTTCGGACAGTACTGACACCACTCTCGAAACCGATCGTCACTCTTCTTGGTCCACATGCAGCTATCACGAGGAACCAGGTGAGTGTCACCAGATCTTATCCTGGCTTTCGGTTCCGATACGCTCTTTGGAGATCTATTGAGATCGCGAGGACAAGCAACCCAAAGACCCTTTTGATCCAGTACCCACTGGCTGAGTCCTTGGGATGCCTTCCTCGGTTGATCAACTCCAGATGTCTTCTCCCTCGGCACTCTCATCCTCCTCTGACGAGTCCGAGAACCAATACTTCTCCAGGAGGTCTCTTGCCTTCTCGTCCTTCACGAGGGCAATAGCACATTCTGGGTGCTCGCCATCTCGGAGGTCTATGCCATCCTGCCATCCTGGTTTGCTGTCAAAGCCAGCCAGTTTGACGGTGTCGTTG